TCGCCGGTGGCGCTCGATGCCGACCTGTAGCCGGTGGCGCTCGATGCCGACCTGTAGCCGGTGGCGCTCGATGCCGAACTGTCGCCGGTGGCGCTCGATGCCGAACTGTCGCCGGTGGCGCTCGATGCCGACCTGTAGCCGGTGGCGTGTTGGGATGTGACCTCTTCATATTTGCGGTTAAAAAGAAACTTGACAGAGGCCCCGATGAAGTCGTGCAGCTTAATCGATGCGCCGATCTTGATCTCAGTGCAGGCTACCTTGCTATCATCATTGTGCCGGTCGATGTGGCCGCTACCGGCCACATCACAGAAAACGCTTTGCCCTGGCGCATAGTAGTTAAAAACGTCCAGAGGATTCTCACAGTAATGAAAGCCAGAGTCACAAGCTTTCGCTACACCATCGTGCTTATGTGTTTCGCCTTCTTTGAACTGATACCCACGGCAGGCCATATCCCTATTGAAACCCTTAAAACCGGATATAACCGTCACGTCATCAGCACCCTTTACCTTCTTTGCTTTTTCAGCTTTGCTCATTGCCCCCTCCAATTTATGCCGCATCGCGGCTGATTAACCGGACTAAGCCGGATGCTTCACAGCTTCACGCCCCTGACATCCATCAGTCTCAGATGCTTGCCGACGCTCTTGGCCTCTCTCAGCTTCTGGTAGCCCTTGACTGTGACGCCCTCGTACCTGTAGACCGCGCCACCGATGAACCGGACGTGCATGATCTCCTCGCCGTCGTGGTGGGTTCCTTCAACGTTTGTTGAATCGACCGGCTCAAATTCCATCTGTGTTACCTCCTTGGTTTTGGTCCTCACTCAGGTACCACAGAGTGACCCGCTAACGCGCGCGCGAGGGAGAGAGGGGCGGGGGGGGCTAGTTCTCATCATCGTCCTGGAACAGATCCCGAATATTCTCCCAAACATCCACTAAGTCCTGGCGGATCAAGTACAGCAGTTCACCCAGCATTAAAGCCTCCCCCCCACCGGCACAAGCTCACACTTTCCCGGTATCGCATGCCACTCCCCACCGGCCTGAAAAATCTTGTACGCGCTCATGGTCCGCTTGAAGGCGGTACCACAGGCCGGGCACTGATGCTCACCCTTCGGCAGCTCGCCAAAGATCGGAGTGCGGCAAAACTCATCCAGGTCGGCGACGTGGCCGCAATGGCCACACGTGGCGTTGACAAATCCGAGGGACAGGGCTCTATTCCTCCGGCAAAGCGTCGAACTCAGCATCCGTCATATCAACGCGCTTGAACTGGATAGTGGTGACCTCCCCTTCGTCCAGGTCCTCGGGGTCGAGCACACAGATGTCCACTGGAACCGGGCACCAGGCGTCAACAGCTTCCTCCCAATAGAACAGGCGCGGTGTCTTATCCCCGAACTCGGTCAGCTCTCGATTTTCGTCTAACGGTCCCTTCATATCCCCCCCGTTTTGCCCTACTACCCATAATGTTTTTTTATAGGTAGTTGATTTTATTCACTGATACTTAGAATCTTTTTTTCCAAATTCTTGCCACGCTGCAACGCCTGTTTTTTGGCCAAAAAAATTTAGCCTCTTCAGCCTGCTTTCAGCTCTCGGGCTTGCATGGCATAGCCCGGTTTCCCGTAGCGCTCACTCATGGCAAACAGCCTGGCCACATACTCCTCAACCGAGATATCACCCGACTTTGCCGCCCTCTTCAGCGTCTTCGCCACCTTAGAGGTGATCGCTTCGCGCATGAATTCGGTTTCACCCTCTCCAGTGATCTCCCGTGCCTTAGTGATCCCCTCGTGCTCGTCGCAGGTAAAGCGTATGCCCTTGTTGACCTTCAGTGGGTTCTCTTTCCTGTAGTCCTTCTTCCGGCCCGCCCCCGGCTTTGCACCCCCAAGAGGTTCCCCATTGGCATTAAATCCTTTTGGCATCGCTGTCTCTCCTATGTATTGGGCTCATGGCCTTCGAAAATAGCTGCCGTCATTAAGCATTCCCCGCTCCGCATGTCGCGCAAGAAAAACCCGTGCTGCCGTGGGCCTGCGCCCACTCGCCGATCTGGATGATCCTCTCGCACTGAATGCAGGGCTTCGGGTCGGTGATTTTGACCATGATGATTCTCATTGCAGGTGGCTCCCGTCGCAGCGGTCGCCGGTAATGCAGCAGTCGGGGCCGCACTCGCTGTGGTCCCCCGGCACGAGCGTCCCGGTGATGTCAATGGAGTGATGCACCCCCGGCTGTCCGTAGGTGCGCCGGACGTACTCCACGCCCTCCTTGATAGCGATCTTGCCGTTACAGCGTGGGCAAAGCCCATAGCCGGTATCCTGATTGAACCACTGGAGAAACGCCGGAGCATCGGACCCGCAGCAGGCGCAGCGCAGGTGTTTGACGCGGCACTTGTCATCTACGCGCTTCGAGGCAAGCGCCCCTTCCTCGGTCAATTCTACGACGGAAGGCGCGGCCCTCTTGAGCCATCCCATGTTCACGCCAAGGTTCACGAGCTTGGTGAAATCCTTAATTTCATGCTCGGCGTCCTGCCCGATAAGCTGCCTGATCTCTTTGATGGTAATCATGCCGCTTCTCCCTCCAGAATGGCCTTGTGAATCGCGGTGCCGATCTCCACGGCGCTTCCAGGCTTGGCGTAGCGGGGGAGGAAATGGTTCTTGAGCTTGCCGGTAGTATGGCTCACGTTACGGTCGATGCCAAAGAGGTCATGAGCGAAGTTGAACCCGTCGGCGTTCAGCAGCTCCTGCAACTTCAATGGGCAGCCGTTGCAATGGCAAGCGGTGATGCTCATGCTCACGTTAATGGAGTTCTCGGCTTCAGCAAGCCCGTCTGCAACGGCCCGTGCCACTATCGCCTTGATAAGTCCCTTGTCTACGCCATTCGTCTTGAAGCTAATCATGGCCTTCCTCCTTGCGTTGTGCTTCCGGGGCAAAGGCCCACCCTCCACCCCGGAGCTGTTATTGGTAGAACTGGCCGGGGGTCTCCCCCCCGTTTCTGTCTCCGGCTGTTGCCTACTCTACCGCTTCGGCTGCGTTCGCCCACTATTGCCTCGTGAGGCTCAAGGGTTACTCGCTCGGTACTTGAGATTTTAGCCTTTCAGCATTTGCTGCCAGTTACAGCCCAAATATACACCCTTTGGATTATCTGTCAAACAAATAATACACAAAAAAAGGGGAACGCTTTCACGCTCCCCTCCTGTTATCAACTATCCCGGTTTTCGTTACGGCCTTTTGACCGCCGCTCTCTGCTCCATATCTTCGTCATTGGAGAAGAATTTGATCGGGTCATCGTCCGTATCAAGGACGTGCTGCGCCTCGCGCATGATCCCGCGCCCTATCTGCGCGTCCTGATAGGCAAACGCTGCCAACAGGTCCAGGGTCTCGTCGCCATAGGTCATACTCTCGGTCCAGGCGTCCTCCATGGTCTGCCCAAAGGCGGCCTCGTCGCGTTTCAAAAACGCCGCCTTGACCAGCCACCACCACGGGCCAAAGCTGCGATAGCGCAGCGGGTCCTTGAGAAGGACGCGCTTGACCACTGCCAGGAATCCTTCAGCCCACATGTCGCGGGCTTGGCCCGATTCAGCCAGCATGGCATTTAATTCTTCGGCTTTCGGTTTATAGATCATATCTGCATCCCCCTTGTCGCAAATTTATCATCTTTTGTTTATCTGTCAAACAGATTATTACGCCATCAGCTTGTAAACCTCGGCAAGGTCGGTAGAAATGGGCACGTACCACCATGCGCCGTTGAAGTCGCCGCCTGTTTCGGAGAAGAACTGCGCGGACCAACGGGTTTTCATCATGGGGCTTACCCTTCTCAGCACCCCGTTGAAGCCGTTCCTGTCCTGAAAGAACCAGCTCGTGAAGGGGGCATGGCTCTTGCCGGGGCGGCCCTTGTAGCCGGGGATGACCACGTTGGTGTTGTTGGTCTTGACGGTGATCCCCAAGGCGAGGAAAGCAGCTTTTACCTGCTCCGGGACCTCTTTGAAGTTGGGGTCGTTCTTGATGGCTTCCAGTGCGAGCCGCTCGGCTTCCTCACGCGCCTGCGCTTCCTTGGCCCTCAAGTCTTCCTTGAGGCTGTTCATGTACCGTTCGGCGATGGTGTTTATCTCGCTCGTGTTATCGCCAAGGGCCTGTGCCGCCACTTTGATGTCACCGGCAGCCCTTACCACGGCTACGCCGGGAATGACGGGCTGTGTGGCATACCCTGACTCTTTCAGGTACGTCTGCCATGCGGTCGAGCATGCCGTCAATACCTCTGCTTCGGTTGCTTTCCTGCCGTACTCGCTGGCGACGGCATCGTAGGCGTAGCCGAATATCAGCTTCATGACGCTATTAGCCTCGTAGGCGCGATTCGCCCGCTTCAGCGCGAGATACGCCTCGCATACCTCCTTCTTCCATGCCTCGTTCTTTTCGTCGGGATAAGAGACCGTCAGGCCCGTCTGAGGCTTGCCGAACAGTATCCCCTGCGCCCCTCTCAGCACGAAACCATCGTAGCTGTAGAAACGGATTTTATCATAATGCTCGGTGAAGGTCTCCTTGTCGAGGTCGCCCCGGAGCAGGTCGGCATAGCGCCACTCCTGACTGAGAAGTTTCTGGAGCGCCATTTCCTTTTCGGAGTAGGAGACCTTGACCGGGGAACGGTCGGCAATGAAGTCCTGCACGTCGTACCAATCATTATCCGACTGCTTGGGTATGGAATTCCAGTTGAGCTGGCCCAGCAAGGCGTCGGCCTTGAATCCCCTCGAAGCAGAATTCACTTCGATGACCTTGATGACGGTCTTGCCGCCGTAGCCGTACTCGAACTCGTACATGTCGCCCACGGTAAGGACTATCCCCTTGGGCGTCACCACGCAGTTGCCGGGGTTGTCGATCAGCTTCTCATCGAAGGAAAGCTCCCCCTTTTGCGCCTTGACCCGGAGTTCGAGGGTGATCTTGTTGATCCGGGACTGTACTTCGGCCTTCTGTCTGTCGTAGGAAGAATCCAGATTGTCCAGCTTCCACTGGGTCCTATCCAGCGTGTCCTGTTTGTTCTGGATCGTTTTGGATATTTCCTTGCGGTCGTCGCTCCCCTCTTCCAGTCTCATGCCCCGGTCGCGCAGGTTGGCTATCTGGTTCTTGAGCTTGTCAATGTCGGCGGTGTATTTTACGCGGTCTTCTTCCTTGGCCGCGTCGAGGCGTGGCAGCACGGAGGCGTTGGAGGCCAGAACCTGCAACTGGTTCACGAGGCGGGCCTTGGCCTGCGCCTTGGCCTTTTCCGCCTTCTTGGCTTCCACTTCCATGTACTTCCGCTTGGCCTCTTCCGGGTTGTCCTCGAACATGAACCGGATTTCGTCGGCGCTCGCGGCATTGGCGTTGGCGGCGGTCGATGAGTCGGAGCGGAAGATGTCGCCAATCCACCCTGCTTTCTTGCTTATCAGGTGCAGGCGGTAGGCGTCGAAGGAGCCCTTGCCCTGATAGTAGTAAATCTTGATGTTGTCGGCCTCGTTGCCCTGCCTGACCCCGCGCCCGTTGCGCTGCTGGATGCTGGAAGGGGTCCACGGGAAGGTAAGGTGATGGATTGCGCGGGTCCCTTTCTGGAGGTTGACGCCCACTTCGGCCTTCTGGTTACAGATGACCATGGAGTATTCCCCGGAGTTGTAGCGGTCGCTGATCCGCTGAAGCTCGCTCCCCTTCGCCTCGTCGGCGTTGATGATGCCGATCTTGCTCCGGAGCATCGGCAGATAGTGGGTGAGGATACGCGCCACCTTTTGATGTTGGGCCTTCTCATCGCTGAAGATGATCTGTTTGCCGCCCAACTCGTGGATCTTCTGCACCCTGTCCACCAGCAGGGCGTATTTCGGGGTGAGCGGGTGCCCCACGGTGCCCACGTCGAGCTTCACGTCCCGGAGCTTCTTGGCGTCCATCAGGAACGGCTCGAAGGCGTCGGCAAGGCGCACGATGAAGACATCCCCCTTCAGGTCCGTCTCCAGCGAATCTAGCAGGCGGTAGATACGGCTCACCGCTTTCTGGGGCTCGCCCATCTCGGCCCTTTCGAGGTCATACTCCGGGTCGCCCACGCGGGGAGTGACCCGGACGGAGACTTCCTGCGGGATGATCTTCAAAAGCTGCTTTACCTTCTCCTGATCCCCCTTGGCGAAGTGAAAGGTCATCCGTCTGTGGAAGATGTCCGGGTCCATGGAAACCTGCTCCATGTCACGGATGATGGAGAAGACGGGGCGGGGGTCGCCGGAGAACTTCGAGCTGTCATCCTTGGTCGCGGCCTTGGCCTCTTCCTTCAGCTCGTCATAGATACCCTGCTGCTCGTCGGTGAGGATTGCTTCCTCGTGGAATTCCTCGCTGGGGGGAAGATCGAGGTCCACGTCCTTTGCCGTGCGAAGCAGGCAGTATTTGTGGAAGATGTTGCGGAGCCCGTCGAGGTTCTGGAAGCCGACAAGCCCTTCCGTCGCCTTGGTCTCGTTGGCGATGGTCATCTTGTCCACGATGTCCTTCTGTCCAAAGACCCGGATAAAGTCGTCGGGGGTGAAGACGCCGAACCGCTCGAATTCCTCCAGCGGCATGACGTAGGCCAGCATGTTGAAGATTTCCACCGGGGAGTTAGTGACGGGCGTCGCCGTGAGCCCGTAGGAGCCCCGGTCGTTGTTGGTCGCCCGGATGTGCCCCATTTTCATCTGCATGTCGAGCCCGCGCTGTGACGCCGGGGCGGTAGAGACGTAGGCAAGGCGGCTGGCCTCTTCGCCTGCCTCGAAGCTGTTCTTGTAGGAGTGGAATTCGTCGGTTATCACGTCGGTGAAGCCCATGTCCTCGAAGTACGGCAGCTCCCCCTTCTTGGCCCCGGTATCGGCGAACTTGCCCTCGGCGCGTTCTACCTGCTTGACCTCGTTGTAGTTCAGGCTCTTCTCGTCGCCTACCTCGTCGTCCTTCCCTTCGGAGTTGGCCTTGATGGCCTGTTTGGAGAGCAGGCCGCGCTGGCTCCACTTGTCGATGAACCCCTGTTTCGTGTCGGGCCGGAGCGGTATGCTCTTGAACTTCTCGTAGGTCATCACCACGAGCTTCACGTTGCTCTGCGGAATCTGCCACATGTCGTCATAGACTTCCGTGGCGTCGAACTCCCCGGAGGCTATCTTGTCCTGCCACATGGCCTCGTTGGTGTACTTGTTGATCTTCTGGTTCCCTGCCTCATCGAGAACCGGCTCCTGAAGGATTACCCCGTCCTTGGCGCGGTCAAAGCGCATCCCCACGAACAGCGCGTCGTCCATCCCCTCGTAGTAGTTGCGGGCCTCGTGATACCAGTTGGAGAAGACCGCCTTGGGAACCACGATACAGGTCTTCTTGCTGCGCCCCATCTGGAGGTTGTACTTGACAAGGGCCAGCGTCTGGAGCGTCTTGCCCAGTCCCACGTCGTCGGCGAGGATACCCCGCCCTTCCTCGGAAAAACGCCGAATAGCCGCGTTCTGGTAGCCGTGCAGCACGATCTTCTTGCTGACTCCCTGAAGCCCCAAGTCGGTCATCTCGTACTCAGGGGGGAGGAAGGCGTTGAACTTCATGTTGTACTGTTCCGCCAGCTCGTCAATGTTGGGCTGCTGCTGCATCCACATGTTGAAGGTTTCGCGGAAGTTCTTGATGTTGTCGTAATACTGCTTTTTCAGGTCTCCGTCGTCGTCATCCTTGCCGCCCCTGATAGGCTTGCCGTTCATGTAGTTCTCGAACTGGAGGTCGAAGCCTGCGGGCTTCTTGCCCCCCAGAATGCGGAAGGAGCCGAAGGGGTTCTCCGGGTCCTGCACCCACTCCTTCACGGTACGCATCTTGCCGGAGTAGGGGTCTTCCTTCTGCACTTCCTGCTCGCTGCCGTAGGTGACTTGCGGGTAGCCGTTTTCCTTCAGGAAGTCCAGCACGTAGCTCTTGGAGTACCACTTGTGGTTGAAGTCGAAGGCGACATCTTCCGGCTTGGTCTTCTTCCTCTTGCCGTTGATGATCCCGATCATCTGCATGTACTTCGCCTTGATCCGCTCGTCGGTCTCGTCGGCCATGGCGGCGTAGAGGGCCTGAAGTTTGGGATAGATGTCGCCGGAGCAGTAGCGGGACATCGGGTAGATGATCCCGTCCGGGGAGATGGCTACGTTGTCGAAGGCGGCGAGGTCGCCCAGAGACGCCACCGGCAGCCCCCCGGTGTAGAGCTTCTGCACGTCGTCAAGCTCGATGGTCTGGATGCCTTCCCGGATGAACAGGTGTTCCACCAGCGACTGCACGTTGGTAGAGTCGTACTGGAGATGCCGCCCGGAGTCCTCAAGGGTGCCGTTCAAGAGGTCGGAGAAGTTCCCCTTCTCGTCAAGGGCGTTGGAGAACAGGCCGAACATCTTGGAAGACTCCCCGGTGAGCATGATGCCCCGGTTGTTCTTCGGGTGCCCGAAGCGGTCGATCTCGTTTGAGATGAGGTCCTGAAGCGCAAGGCGCTCGGAGTCGTCGGCGCTCCCGTTGTTGAACCGATCCTGATAGCGGGCAATCATTCCGCCGATGATGGAGCCCCTGAAGAGCTGTTCCGCCAGCTCTTCCTTGGGCTGGCTCATGGCGAACTCTACCGATGCCGAAGCGAGGGCCGACAGCAGGTCCGGGTAGGTCTTGTAGATGGCGAAGAGCTGGTACGCGGTGAAGGAAAGGCAGCCCTTGGGGGAGTCGAGGCGAGCCTTCAGCTCTTCGATGCTGGCAGCGCCGTACTTCTGCGGGTCAAGGGCCTCCTTGTCGTCCACTGAAGCCACGCGGGTCCATGCGCCCTGCTGCATCTCGCACTCGATGCCGTTTATCACCTTGCGGTCGCCTTCCACGTAGTTGCGGGGCACCGGCTCTGCCACGGCGAGCGCGGCCCAGTCGATCCGGGAAACGAAACGTGAGGCCAGCTTCGCCTTCAGTCCCGCGTCGTCCACGTCGCCGTCCACGGCTTCCCGGCTGAACCTGTCGCCTGCAATCTTCGGGACCCACTTGCCCATGATGAAGGGCCGCCCCTCGCCCAGCCAGTAGCGCCCTGCAATGAACTCGTCAAAGATGACGTTGGTACTCATCAGGGTCTCGAAGGAGAGGTCGTTCACGATGTCCAGCAGGCTCTGCGGGTGCTTGCGGAAGACAACCACGTCCACGACGGTATCGGTGCCCTGTGCTGCGAAGGTTTTGGAAGGGAGCTTGTGAGCGCCAAGGAACTCGGCCTTGCGGGAAACGGAGTTGCGCCACTTGGCCCAGTCGGTCGAGCCCTTGGCCCCTACGATGTCGGTAGGAACGATCAGGACGGCGAGCCCCCCCGGCTTGATCTTGTCCAGAATCCGGGAGATGAAGTACCGTTGAATCTTCCCCTCGTTCTTGTAGGGGGGGTCATCGAACTTGTAGGCCCCACGGGCGTCGCCGAAGGGCACGTTGGTGCAGCAGCCGTCGAAGGAGTTGTCCGGGGTGTCGGAGCAGAACTTCTCGAAGCTCTTGTTGGTGATGGAGTCGCCTGCGTTGAGAAGCTGCGCCACCTTGGATGCCACGGGGTCGAGGTCGCAGCCGGTGATGACCATGCCTGCCGGTTTGGTCGCCGAAAACATGCCGTGGCCGCAGTTGTGAACGGTACAGGGGCCAGCGGTATAGCTATGTGCGCCCTCGACTGTCAGGTCGTGAACCTTCCCGGCATAGTCGAACCTTGACGTCTGTTTGACCTTGTGGAAAACCATGCCGTCTTTAACTACTCCAGACAGGTTCCGGGTATGCGAGCGGGCTTCGATCTGCGGGTGCTGGATACCGAAAACCTTTGCCGCATTTTCCAAATGCTCCCCGTAGATATCGACACTATACATCGGCAACTGCCGCGTAATAGTTTGCCCCAAAATGAGCTTGGTCTCCGGCTTGAGCGCGGTCCTTATCCCCACGCTTGGGACTATTCCAAAACGATAGAGGATATCCCTTATTCCAAAAGCAAGTTCTTTGCTTACGGACGCAACCGCCGTGATCCCGTCCTTGCTCGTGCTACCATCGCCCCGCCAAATACCCCAAAGCAACGCGGCCTGCTTCTCCAATGGCAGAGTCATGCACCATGCTGGAATAGCTTTATTTTCTGCGCCACGCCCGAACTGCTTCATCAACCCGACAAGGGAGCGCGAATGCACCATGAAGCGCGAAGACTCGTTGTTTTCTCTCTCAACGACATTGACTTTCCATCCATGGGGCTCGAAAGCTGAGATGAGGGCTTCGTGCATGTCCGTTTCATCTTCTCTGAAGGCGAAAATGACTGAGTTTTCGTCTACAAAGCCTTCCGCGAGGTAGATGCCTATGGCTTTAAGTAAGGCGATGTCGCAGTCTATGGAGAGTGGCCCGCGCAGATTAGCAGTACGCTCTTCCGATAGAACCAGCGTCGAAACATCCTCTACCGTGCGGTCAAAAACTTCGACAAGGCAATCCCCTATTTGGAGTTTTTCAGCGGGCACCCACGATGGCACGTAAGACTTCCACGGCTCACCACAACGGTGCTTGCGTGTCTTTGAACCGTACCTCTGAAGGTACTGGCACGTTTCACCCTGCTGCACATGGCATGGCCTGTCTTTTCTTGCGGTGCATTTTTTAGTCTGTACCGCGTAAAGTTCATGGTCGGAGGTTGATTCAAGTGGGGAGGGGAAGGCAGACACCTCGATAGCAACAAGGCTTGCCTCAACGTCATGGGAAACTAGATTGACAACTTCGTGGTACCCGCCGTCATGGCAGAAAACCTGATCCCCGTTCAGTATCTCGCTGATCGGTTTACGGCCCTCGCGTGTTTTGACCAAGGTTGTGGGTACAAAGCAACTGGGGTCAAGGATGTTGCCGTTACTCATGCCGTTGGCTACAAGGCCGCTCCAGACGCCTTCAGCGACGTGCTGGGGGGTGTAGTATTCGTACTGGGAGTTGTCGGAGAGCCCCCCCTTGCCGGAATACTGCTTCAGGATGGCCCGTTCCTCTTCGTTGAGGTCGGCGGGGTTCGTCACGCGGGAGAGAATTTCCTTGGCCGCCTTGTTCAGCTTCTCGCGAGCCTTCTTGCCGCGAACCAGCAGGCCGTAGTCGCTGTTCTCGTTCTTGTAGTCGTTGGGGTCCTTCGGCGGGTCCTGTCCGGGGATGCTGATCTTGAAGAGGGTCTTGAAAACCTCGGCGAAGTCGAGGAATGAGGTCGCCTGCTGTAACGACAGCTTGGCATAACCAAGTGCGCCGGTTCCGGGATTTACTCTCATTGCGTGGACGCTCCTTTATGACGGTCGAATTGCGACGGCATTGTATGTCAAAACTGCAAGGAAAGTCCACGCTTATTCTATGCCGTTATCCCCTAAGAGGGAAAACGTAGGGCGTTATGGGGATATGAACCATGTCATCGTCGGGGATGAGCCCCACAGTCAATATCCCGTTGTATTTCACCCTGACAGGTGTAGCCTCATTACTCCACTTGGAGCCATCGTCGTGAGGATATGCTGCGTCCATTTCGTCCTTAAACGCCTGCAATTGGATAAGTTCGTCTGCACTGAAAGTCGGGCCATGCGTAACTGAGCCATGCTCGTCGGTTTCAATCTGCATAATAGTCACGTCCTGTCGTATATAATGGCTGGTTCCTAGTTTGATCGGATGCCGGTGTAAAGCCGGGGTCTATGTTGAATGAAATCCGACTCTCTGAGTTGACTTGCGCCTTACCGTCTATGATTGGCACGACATTGACAATGCTGTTCCTTGCCATCATAACCAGATATTCCTTGCCGAATTTATCTTCTACGATGCTGCCATTTCCGGGCAGAGTCTCTTTGGTTATGGCCCGTGCAAGTTTCTCGGCTTTAATCGCCCGCTCTTTATCCAGCTCTTGCTTGTACCCGTTACTGGCATCTCTGAAACTTTTGTATTTGTTTTTGGCATACCACTCCTTTAGTGTCTGGTATACCAGTTTGGAATAGGGGCTTGCCTTGTCGCCCCTAATGACCGCATCGGCAAAATGCTCTGCTACAAACTCGCTGTTGTTTTTCTGAGCATAGAGCGTAACAGTACCACCATCTGCGCTGGTATCTTTGGCTTGATCGGCTTTGATTTTCCTTATAGCCCGCTGGTACCCAAGGTTTTTTTCTCCCCTTACATCGGGAGCATCCTCAATAATATGTTCAATGACATGTCCGGCTTCGTGCGCCGTAACCCAGCCTAACCTGTACTGAAGCTGCAATTCCTTGTCTATTTCATTTAGCGGCTTGTTCTCAAACTTTTTGTTCAGCGAAAAACCGCCCCAGCTTGCAGTGCCCAGCGCCCTACGGCTATCAGTTCCCACGGAAACGCCGATCTCAGGCAGTCCAAAATCGTTCACTATCTGGCCTAGCACTTTCTCCACTTCGGCCATTGCCGTTGGGTGTAGGTTCTCCATCCCCCTATATCTGACAGCAGCAGGCGGGGAGATGACCCCCGGCCATTTCTGCGCGAAAGCCGCTTGTATGTCGTCAAAGGATACTGCGTCAAGAATCCGGGCTTTCCATGCAAGCGGGGAGCGTTGCGCCCATTCTCGTAACTCGGACTCGGTGAAGGCCGCCTCCATAATCGCATCCGAAAGCGGCTTTGTGGTATCCCCGGAGAGCCATGACTTGAAGTCCGGCATATGCAGCGCGGTCATCGCCCCCAGCCGCTTCGCCCCCTTGTTGTCGCTGAACCCAGAAATGAATAGGGTATGAGCATCTTTCTGAGAGAGGCAGCCAAGGATGCACTTCACCTCATCATAGCGCCCAGTTTTAGCGTCTACTTGGTCCGTCACAAAAACAAGCTCGCTCTCCGGGTGATCCCCGATGCAGCAGTCAACGTGGTCGCCGTCCACGGCAAGCGTTCCCTTGATGTAGCCGTAGTGGTAGGGCATGGTGACGGCCCACGGCTTGCCGTCCGGGTCGATCCCTTTACGCTCGGAGCCCTTGGGGTTCTCGATGGTGATGTCAAGCCCGTGCATACGGACGTGCCCCATCTTGTACTTCCCCACCAGCTTCTGCGCTTCGGTCGGCTCCGGGAGGTCGTTCAGGTGACTCGTGGCGGCCTCGTGAGCGGCGGCGTGTACCTCTTCGGCTGTGGCAGATTCGAGGATAGGCTTGACAGGCTTGCCGTCTTTTGATACCTTTGAATCTGAAGAACCCGCTTCTTCAGTCTGACTTCCGGGAAGACCCTCCGGTTTGCCACTGCCTCCATTGGTAGGAGGAACACGAGGGATAGCTATGGTCGCCCCTCCAGACTGAAGAATGCGGGCTTTTTCTTGTCTAAATTTAGCCAAGTAATTACTCGCCTTGGCCCCCTTCATCTTCCAAAAGTTCCATACTACATTTGTTCCGTCCTTTGGCCCCACCTCCACAATCGTCATGTAATCCTTGTCACCACGATAGATCATCAGGACGCTCTTAGAGCGGCCCACCCCCATGAATCCGCCCTTGTCGATATTTGGCAAGATTTCCGTAGGATGGGTTACCGCAAGTTTGAGGTATTTTTCATCCTCCTGAGTGAGTTGATTGCCATGTTTTGTACGGATATATGCGATAGCGCTACCGTCAATCACTATGGCGCTTTCTTCGGTATCGAAACCAAGTGCCCTGACTTCCTGTAAAGCTTTACCCTGCAACCGCCCCAGTACGCTCGGCTTGAGACGCCATTCGTTATCTTCAGCAGAAGACTCAAATAAATGGCCGTCTTCCGCCATGGCAGCATAAAGTTCCTCACGCCAATCCTCTGCGATTGCGCTTTCCAGCACCGCACTGATCCCCATGTTTCCATCGTCCTCATCATCCTCTTCATCAGCCCACCGGCTGTCATCCTCGGCGTCCGGGTTCGTTTCGGGAACATACCCTATCACGTCAAAGGAGACTATGAGAGGGCCGTGGTGCGTTGTAGCGTTCATCAGAAGGGCATGGTGTAGGTCCATGGGAGAAACGGCTTCCAGAGTGAAAAGCTGGCCCCTGAAACCTATGCCGTACTCTGCCAAGTAACCCGCAAGAATGGCCGCGCCGGGGCCGTCCGTTTCCGGGGATACTGCTATGTCCCATTGGGTTGCCGGAAAGGATATCTTAACCGTACCAGCAAGAGTTACCACTGCGAAGATGTAGGGGGTAATGGGAAAGTAGGTCATAGCGCCCCCTGTATGGCTGGGTCTTTGGCAAAACTGCCGGTGATCTCTATCTTCTTTCGGCTGAATACATCGTTGACTAGGTTATCAATGTAGAAATCTCCGCTCATCGGCTTGCCTGCCGCAATCCAGATCCAGATAGCCCGCTTGATATTCTTTTCTCCCTTGACTGACCACGTTTGATGGCGCGAAATCACGCCCTCTTTGTGATAGTCAGGACCATCATATTGCGCGAAGAACGTATTCCGATAGCCATTGATAATACCAATATTCTCTTTAGTCCAGAAATCCCCTGCCTTGGCGATTTTCTTGTCGATGGACTTTAAAAACTCCTCTGAGGTTTGCAAGGCATCCTTCTTTTCGCCCATGGCCTTTTGCTGTGCCTCCACTTTGGCCTTGTCAATCCGTGGCAAGGTAGCGGCATAGCCCAGCATGAAGTTGAAGTGATCGGGGTCCTTCTCCAGTAAGGTCGCCATAGCCTCCGGTGAAGAGAAATACTGCATCCCCATAGAGAAGACCTCGGTTGCCCCGTCGCTGTAATGTTTCCCCACGTAAGGATTGACGAAACTATCAGGGAACGCTACCTCGCTAGATTTATAGCCAGGGTTCCCCGTGAGTTCGGACAATCTTTTCAGTTTCCGTTCTTCCAGTCTCCCGGTTCTCTGGTCAAGAAAACTGTTGGCTATGATACGGGTCCTTTCGTCGTCTTCTAGGATATGAGCGAGTTCATGGAAAAGGGTTTGACGCGGGAAGTCACCGGCCACATACACCACTCCTATCCCCGGCTGCGCTGCGGCCCTGCCACCCCCTTTGGTCTCAAAGCTGATACGGGGGAGCCTCCCACCCGTGAGGCGATGGAACTCCGTCATGTCCCGCTGCAAGGTCTCCATGTCATAGCCGCGTTTCTTTAAGTTGGCTTGCATGTTCTTGGGGATCAACACCATGTCTTTGAACCATTGCTCGGCGGTCTCTTGCGACACAGGGGAAACGGCAATAACGTGCTCCTTGATCTTGCCGATATCGGCACGAGCTGCGGCTATCTCGGCACTTTGTGCGTCGGTGAAACGCTTGTACTCTTCGAGGAAGGGGGCCGTCTCCGCGTTGATGTCGCCTGCCTCTTGCTCGGCGGCGGCATAGAGCGCCCGTAGCTCGTCCCGGATCTTTCCGAGTGCGTCACCCTGCTCATCCCATATGGCCTGCATCTTCGCTGACCATTCTTCGTAGGTCCGCAGGTAATCCGCCTGGTTGGCTCCGATAGCGTAGGAGAAATCCTTGGGCCGCTCTTTGCCCAATTCCTCCCGCCTCGCCCTGAACGCCGCCTCAACATCCTTGATCTCCTGCTGTTTCTCCTTGTAACTATTTTGATCGAGGATAGCTATACGTCGGGAATCCCATGCTTGGTTGATCGGCGTCACCTTGGCGCTCAGTTCTTCCGTGGCGCGGGTCACTTCGTCGTTGGCGGCTTTGATCCTCCTGAGTGCGGCCTGCGGTGCCACTCCTGCGCGGGCGTATACGTTCTGAGCCTCATCACGATAAGCGGCGAGTTTCATGTTGCCGTACACGGTTCCCTCAATCGGCATTTTGAGTTTGCTGACGTCTACGCCTGTCAACCTTGTGACGGTGTCCTTGTAGATAAACGCGCCATTTCCAAGGCCGATCTGATAGTCGATCACGATGGTATTGAATTCCTTGGTCGCCTCCAGTCGGTCGTCAATATCCGCGTTTTCGTCATCATGGATTGCGCGTAAAGTCTTTAGACGGTTGGCAACCGACCAAACGGCGTCAATGTTCCGTGCTGCGTCCGAGACACCGGTAAATTCCCCCGCTGGCCCGTTGTCGAAAGCGGAAGCGAACCACGACGCCAGGGAAGCGAAGTCGGGAGCGTTCCGAATACCCTTGACGGCGTAGGTCTGCGCCTCTTCCGCCGCACTGTCGGAAAGCACAATACCGGGGCCGTCGTCATACTTGGCGTCATGCTCGGCGATGTCGTTGCGGAGATGGTCGGCATCCCAGTTGCCACTAAGGATGTACCCCCTTATCTCGTCTTTCGTGTACCCCTCATCCTCATACTGGGGCCAAATCTTACCCCACCACTCGTTGAGCAGGTCGTCGTCCGGGGTGATGGCACCCTCTAAAATCAAGGGGGCCTGTGACGGTTCCAAAAGCAGCTTTAGCCCCTGCCAGTCGTCGGAAGCGGCAGACTCCAGGATCTTTTCTTTCACCATAGCGTCAAGAGCATAGCGGAAATCGGCCCACCCCTTGAACCTAAAGGCGCGGTCGTCAAGGTAGACGCTGGCTATTGGTTTCCCTGGATTGGCCCCCTTCGGCTGGTCGGGATTCTCGTTGATGTAATCGTAGGGGATGCCGTTCTCGCGCAGGTACTCGCGCAAGGCGGGGGTGTTCGGGCGCGTGGTGAAGATGATGACCCTCCAGCCATCCTCCTTGAGCGCCCCCATGCTGGAACCCGCCCCGTGCAAAGGCTCGCCAAATACCTCCCTGCCTTGAAAGCCCTGGCTGTAGTCGGCGATTACCCCGTCGAAGTCGACACAGATGGTTTTTTGCATCTACGCCCCCGCGCCCGCGCTCCAGAGCTTCCCGAAAGCCTCGTGCATGGCACTCTCCATGATGGAGTTCACCTTGTCACTGTTCTTCTCGATGTAGGCGATGGCCGGACCCTTCAGGGGTTCGATGTCGTTGATGGCGTCGGCGATGGACTTCAGCTTGCCAAGGAAGGCCAGAGGGTCGAGACTGTCGAACTTGCCCGACTGAAGGTCGGCGAGGTTCTGGTTGATGGGCGGGAGGTTGACTTGCGAAAACTCTGCATACTCAGCAAGGACTTCAGGCGGGACGGTCTTGCCGTCTGCGAGTGCCTGCCTGATTGAATCCTTGTGCCTCCTTGAAAGGCTTGTGAAATCAAGACGGGGTGACGTCTCATCAGCGTTTTCAGGATAGAGTGCTGCAATCAATGACGCGGCCTTATCCCTGCCCGCCAAATCAATGAAGTCCAGAGCGTCCTTGATTACGCTGTAGGTCAGTTCCCACGGTTGCTTGCCCGTTTCGGTCACTACTGCCGGGGCCGTGGCGTTCAACTTCGCCATGGCCTCAATGACTTCTTTCTGGAGTCTGCGCCGGTCGGAAAAGGTGACCTTCCCCGCCGCAAGGGCTGCGAGGTTGGTCATGACGGTCTTTTGAAGGCTTCGTCTCTCGGAAAAGGAAAGGGCCATGTTACACCCCCGCCGATTCGGCTTGGAGCTTGACCGTAAGCGCATCGGCTGCTTCATTCAGCAGCTTGTCGATTGCGGGGTCGTCCATCATCCCAGCGGCTTCCAGTGCTGATGCCGCCTCGTCAAGAGCCGCATCCATTTCGGTACTGGTTGCATAGGCCCCGGCGATGATGTCGTTCAGGATGGTGACGGCCTCGTTCTCTTCGGCGCGGTCGGGGTTGGTGTCGGTCGGTATCGCCTGATCTCCTGCGTCTTTGATTCTGGCTATTACCTCTACTTGATACTGATAAACGCGATCCTCCACTTCTGCGGCGTCGATCTTGAGTGCATTACGTATCATAAACCAGACCATATTGCCGTCATCGGCTACTCTTTGGTCATTCAGCGTGACTACGTTGCCGATTGATTTTTCAAATCGGTCTACCTGCTCGTTGAATTCAGCCGGTAGGTTGAGACTACGGACTTTGGCTGTAGCCTCACCCATGGCATTATTAAGCCAAGCTTGTGTTTCTGCGTCTATTTCTGTAGAGGATAACCCTTTGCGTACTGGTCCTTCTGCAAAGAAGACACTATTTTCCTTTGGCGTCCCAACAGGGACTTCAAGAGGCGGGTTGACAACCTCGGCTTCCGCCTTCTTCATCCCTGCCAGTTTCTTGTCTATCCATGCGAGGGCTTTTGCAAACATGCCATCGAGTGTCGCAAACGACTTGGCCGTGTACTCGGCAGAGTCTTCGGCAACTTTGCCTGCCCCGGCATTAAGAGAAGCCTGCACGGTAAAGCCGCCCTTACCCGAAGGATAGTAAAAGGATCTCAATGCCAGCCCGCCAGCAGCCTCCCCAGAAGGGTCATCAAAGGACGCGCCCTGAAATGACAGCCCTTCTCCTAGAGGCTTCACAGTGAACCCTCTACCGGACATTTCATTAACGTACTTATCAACCGAACCTGTGATTATTGCCGCGTCCGCTTCGGCCTGCACCTGTTCCGGGGTTTTCGCCCCTTCCCCCGGAGCTTTACCCTCGTTCCCCTTCTGCACGGCCTGAAGGGAGCTGATCTGGGTTTCAAGTTCAGCGTTGAACGCCTGCACCTTGGTAAGCTGCTCGGTCGCCTTTTGGATGTCACCGTCGAGCGTTTCCGCCTGCGCCTGAGTCTCCGTGAGGGTCGCCATCAGGGTCTGGTTCTCGGCCTGCGCCGTGGCAACCTGAGTCTGCACGTCGGCGAGCGCCGTCTTCTGGTCGGCTATCTCCTTGGACTTGGAAGCGAAGACCTTGGCGTTCTTCTCTACCAGCATGGCGACGCGCTTGCCTACTTCTTCCAGAGACACGTCGGCTTCACCTTCCGGGGAAACGGCCACGGTGATGTCCCGCTTGTTCAAGAGCCAGCGGAAGGCCAGTATCTCGTCGGCGGCGGTGATCTTCATCTTGTTGTTGTCCGGGGAGTGGAAAACGATAGTGATCGCCTGCCCGTCCGAAACAGGGAACTGCACCGTCACAGTGGCGAACATGCCGGACTGCCGGGGCTTGCCGATGTTGGCCTCTCCTACCGTCAGACCCTTGTCGGCCATGTACCGGTTCAGGGACTTGGCGAGGGCCATCATGGTCTGTGCCGTCCGGGAGAAGGAGCGAACCCGCACCGCCTCCAGAACCATCCCGTTGTCCCGCGCATTGCCGCAGCCCGCGCAGTTGCCAGAACAGCCGTTGCAGGTCTGCTCTTCGCCGCCGTACTCCGCGTCCATGTCGGCCATGTCGGCGCACTCCAGAATCAGCAGCGCCTGTTTCGGGTCACAGGTGAGGCGGTAGTGAGCATCGGTCAGTTGCTCCGGGGTGAACCCTTTGGCAAACGGGTCAAAGGTGATTCTGATCTTCCTTGCGTCCTGCATGCGGTATAACATTGGTGTCCCTCCCTCCGGGAAATTAATGGCTATTCGTATTGCTCGGGGAAATCGTTGGCCGGAAGCGGCTTGTTGGCGGCCTCCCAGGTCTTCCTGTCCTGCACGGCCATCGGGTACTGCCGGTGACAGTTGATGCAGACATTTTCCTGCACGTCTGCTCCGCACCACGGGCACGGCTTGTGGGTTGTTGCCCCCTGATCGTGCTCGGGGTCGTCAACATGCAGCGGGTCGTCAATGTCGTGCTCCCCGCTCCTGTCGATCTCCAGCCCGATGCCTTCGAGGATCATCGCGGGCGCTATGCCCCGGTAGATCATCCCCTCGTGCTGGACCTTGTAGAAGGGGCCATGAGCGGTCGGGACGGATTCGAGAATCAGCACCTTCTTGCCCGCGAGCGCGTCGCCCTCTTCACGGTGGCCCTTGAGGGTGACTTCGGTACCGTTGCTATGGGGCTTGGCGCTCTCCATCACCATGCCGTCCATGTCGGTCTTGCACCCGCAGGCGGGGCACTCCCTGCCTCCCTCGCAGGCGGTCATGTCGCTGCCGCATTTCGGGCAATCGCCACGGGAACCGCTGGTTGCAACGATAGGCGCCGGATAGGTGAAGGGGGAGAGAATCGTGGTGTCCTGGAAAACCGCCCAGCCGGTAGACTCGGAGCGTTCGGCGTAGGTAGCACGCCCATCGGGAACGCCGATAATCTCGGCAGGGGAGCCTGTTTCAACACCATTATCCGGGTTGCCGTCGTTATCGCTGCCCCACTCCAGAATCATCGCCCGCCCCGGCATGTCCTGCTCTTCCTGATGCGCGTTGAACAGGTCGACGGCTTCGAGGATCGCGGCATCTTCCGGGGCCTTGATGCCGGTCAGGAACTCTTTCTTGGTGAGTCGGGCAATCTTCCCCTCTGCCTTGAGCTGCACCGACTCAAAGATGTTCTCTTCGGCCTTCAGGAACCCCATCAGCTCGTCATCGGTGAAGCTCTCGATGAAGGCGATGGCGTCGTTGATCTCGCAGGAGTTGTTGAATCCCTCGATGAAGGCAGCGGTGAGTTTCGGGTGTCTTGCTCTGCCGTGCAGCAGATCCTGCGCGATACGGATACGGTCGATCTGCACCGGGGCGGTGCCTGCGGCTTCGAGGATTGCCCCCGTGCCGTCGATTTGACAACCGCATGCGGGGCATTTTTTGCCGCCTTCGCAATCGTCCATCACTGCTCCGCACTTGGGGCACTGCGTTTCCATGAGTTGCCCATCGTTGGCGCTCTCCATGATGCCGCTCTTCAGGTTTTCGAGTTGCCTTTGCAGAACGGTCGATTTGTTGTTTTCCTCTTCGATCTGTGCCTGGAGTCTCAGCAGGCTCCTGTCCTTCTCGACCACAACGGGCTGGAGTGCCGCAATCTGCTCCTGCACAGCCCCGTTCTGTCCTTTGAACTCCTCCAAGGACGCCGTGAAGGTGTGAATCTGCTCGGCAGTGCTGGTGTTGATCGCCTTGACCTTGGGGGCGATGACCTTCACCCGCGAAAGCTGCTTTTCCTTCTGCTTCGCGTAGGCGGGCTCATTCTCCTTGACGTAGGCCAGGACCTCATCGGTGAAGGTGTCCGGCTTGATGTAGTTCTTGATCGCCAGGACCTTGCCGTTCAGCTTTGCCTGATAGAGACTTCCCCCGGCCTTGATCTTCAGCACGAGAGTCTGACCGCTCTCGAAGGTGAGCATAGCCGCCTTGATGGCGTAACCGTTCTCGCGCTTGCTCTTGTTGTCGGCCACGGTCTCCTTTACCGGGAGCCCTGCTTTATCGAACTTCTGGAGGAGCGACTTGAGCCCCTTTTTGGTGTAGTCCTCAAACTCTATCGTTACCATGCCGCCCCTCCTGTTTTTTGCCCCACAAGATACTTGATTAATTGACAATTCACAATATTTTTATTGGAAGCCCTTTTTGCTGCATTATTTGTTTGACAGATAATCTAAAAGGGGTATAAATGGAGCTACCATAACTTTCTGAAAAGGGGCTACGAAATGACAAATTTGAAGCTGGCAATAACGATTCTCATCCTGATGTTTTCGCTAACGGCCTGCGGCAGTTCACCTGAGAGTGACGCGCCCAAAATGGTGGAATACGCGGAGGTAATAGCCGATGTCGCCAGTGTGGCTGGCGATGAAAGGGGCAATACCCTCATAACTGCCACTGATGGGCACAAATACCTAGTTTTCTACGACCCCGGCTACGACATATTGCCCTCCAGCGGGGAGTCTATGAGAGTTACCAAGTTTGTACCCAGCGATTTCAAATTAGTAACTATTACGGGGGGTGTTGGCTATCTGTATTCGGGCGTTATTGTTCCTTAACCTGGATTTCCGTTGTGGGCCAGTTGATGCTAATATCAACTGGCCCACAACTTTATCGCGGCCCAATCGCTATAAAAGAGAAACTTTCGTCCGAATACTGAGCAACACCCCCAGCGTCCTCTAGCGTTGTGTAAACACCAAAATCACCAACACCACTGCTCGACATTGATACGGCAGCTCCCTTTCCGAATCTTAGGGGTGTAATCGTAACAGTAGGTTCCGCAGTGAACGGGGCGGTGAACCAGACTATCCAACTGCCAGTGCTGCCTTTGGTAATATAGAATCCAGAACCCTCTATGGTGCTATTAGCGAAAACCTTCCCCCTTACGATATAGTCGCCATTAATCTTTCCCGTGTAATTCAGGCTTGTGCCGTCCCACTTCATATAGTTGGTACTGCTGCCAATACTGAGTTTAGGTGTCCCTGAATCATTTCCCAGCCAGTACCCTGTAGTGGTATCGGTTGGACTTGTTTTGCCCGAAGCTATGGTAATGGCATCGGCGGTGAAATCAATATGGCTCCCTAGAGTACCATCCGAGAAAAGCCCGATCCCCGCAACCTTCCCGTTGGCATCGACCTTGAGAGTGTACTGAGCGGAATACTGGTTCGCCGCCGTGTCGGCCTCGCTGGCGCTCGTCGCCGCGCTTGTCGCGTACCCAGAGGCGTTGCTTGCGTGAGTTCCTGCCGTGGTAGCTGCACTCGAAGCGGTGCTGGATGACGACGCTGCGCTATTCGAGTAGGAAAGGGCATTCCCTTCTGACGTACTTGCGGCAGTGGCGCTGTTACTTGCCGCCGTGGCGCTGGCAGAGGCATTACCCGCTGAAGTAGATGCGCTGCTTGCCTGCGATGACGCAGTGCTGGCAGAGGCGCTGGCATTGCTTGCACTGGTTCCCGCTGCGGTCTCACTGGTCGCCGCATTGCCTGCCGACGTAGAAGCTTGGCTGGCATAGGTGCTGGCACTACCCGCCGAGGTGCTAGCCGCCGTCGCACTTGCCGCCGCCGCTGTTGCCGACGTGCCAGCCGCCCCCGCCGAGGTCGATGCGCTACTCGCCGAGGTCGATGCTGCACTCGCCGAGGTGCTGGCACCTGCGGCCTCTGATGCTGCGGTAACGGCGCTTACCGCCGCCGCCGAAGCAGACGTCCCTGCGTTGGTCGCCTGAGTTGAAGCCGTGCTTGCGCTCGTGGCCGCCGCACCAGCACTGTCCCCGGCATTGGTCGCACTGTTGGCCGCTGCCGTGGCGCTGGTGCTGGCGCTGTTGGCCGACCCAGAAGCATTTGTTGCGGAAGTGGATGCTTGGGAGGCTGAAGTGCTGGCATCGCCCGCTTGGGTAGACGCCGTGGTTGCACTGGTAGCTGCTGCACTGGCAGACGTCCCGGCATTGGTCGCACTAGTGGAAGCGTTATTCGCGCTGGTGACCGCTGCGCTCGCCTGTGTTGCTGCCGCTGTTGACTCCGTGATATCTTCAAAAGACATCTGACCTATCTCAGTTGTTCCAGTAAGGTTGTTGTAGTTGGGAAGAATTGCGGGTCTAATAAATTTGTCGCCCGCTATTGGTATTATTTCATAGCTGTAGGTCTGCCAGCCATTAGCGACTACAAGTGCGGGCAGACCCAGATAGTCGTACCTTATTGCCATGTAGCTACTATCTAGTGGTGTTGACATTATATAGAGTAGTCCACCGTCATCTACAGTTTTTCTTGCCTTAACGGTCAGCCTGTACTTTCGTCCCTCGGTTACTGGATAAGCTTTTCGTGTACCAATCCAAGACGGTGGAGCACCGGAGATAGACAGGGCTAGGCCGCCTGAACCTGAGGTGTTAGCCACCGTACTAATAGTTGCACCTCCAGAAGAGTATATCGCTACCGTAGTTGCAGGGTCGCCACCATACCCCCAGAATAACTCGTAGGTGGGTAGACTGAAGGTTACCCCAGAAGTCTGCACCCTGGCTGCGTCATAAGCTGATTCGGCTGACAGTTTGGATGTATTAGCCGCCGTGGCTGAGTTCCCCGCATTGGTCGCCTGCGTTGATGCCGCGCTTGCTGAAGTCGCCGCCGCACTGGCGCTCCCTCCCGCTTCCGTGGCGCTGTTCGCCGCGTTGGTCGCACTGGTGGCCGCTGCTGCGCTGGCCGACTCTGCTGAGTTCTTCGCCGTGACCGCTGCCGTCTGCGCCGATGTTGCCGCAGTCTGCGCCGTTTCGGCAGCAAGCTTCGAGGTGTTCGCAGCACTGGCGCTCGTAGATGCGGCACCGGCAGAAGAACTTGCGTTGCTCGCACTCGTTGCCGCTGCTGAAGCAGACGTACCCGCCGCCGTGTTGGCCGCTTCTGCCGCCACCTTGGCGCTCGTCGCCGCCGTGCTGGCTGTTTCTGCTGCGGTTTTGTAGGTGTCGGCGGAACTTGCCGATGTCGCCGCTGCCGTGGCCGAAGTGCTGGCGTCTGCCGCCTTGGTCGTCGCCGTGGTGGCGCTGGAAGCGGCTGCACTGGCACTGGTTCCCGCCTGGCCCGCCGATGTGCTGGCTTGCGATGCGGAGGTGTTGGCCGCGTCTGCGAACCCTGAAGCGGAAGTGCTCGAAGTAGCGGCATCCGTGGCAGACGTTTCCGCCGCCGCCGCGTCTCCATCGGCTTCGTTTGCGGCGAAGACTGCATTGGCTTCCGAAATGGCCGCCGCCGCTGCTGACGCCGCCGCCCCCTCGACATCCATCACTATGCTGCTTGCGGTCTCCACCATAGCCGATGCCGTCGCCGCCGCCGTATTCGCCTGTGCCTGCGCCAGCACTGCGTTGGCCTGCGCCTGCACCGCCGCCGACTTCGCCGCCGATGCGTTGGTAGCCGCTTGTGCCGCTGAGATGGCGGAAGCACTCGCCGCATCTGCCCTGGTGAATGCCGTCACCGCGTCGTTCATGGCCGATGTGGCTGAAGACTGCGCCGAAGTTGCTGCGGCTGTCGCCTGATTCGTGAGGGTTGTAAGGTTCGCGGCACCGGACGACGATATGGTTAATTTCTTGGCCGTTCGATCCGTGGTAATGGTTATATCGCCGGTCCCGACGATCTCCACGGTATTGCCGATCTGCGTAGATCTCAGCGTCTGCTGCCCCGGCGACGTTATGTTCATGAAACTGGGGCCGATTACCGTTGCGGCCCTGGCGAGGTCCGGGGTCGGCTCGAACATCGCCGCCCATACGACGAAAATCAGTGCCGCTGCAATGCCCGCCTGTTTTCCGCTCATCAGCAAATATTTCATTACAACCTCCAATTCTCAGCGATTAGGGTTTGATGCAGTACAGGAGTGCCACGTTTCGCGGGCGAGTCTCCGTGCCGTAGCTGCCGGTTACGGCCCCAGTTGTAGCAGTGGTGCCAGTGAAGGAAACGGTGCTTGCGGCAGAACCGTCACTGGCATCGTTCTCTTTCAGAGGCACCCCGCCGTGAGTATGCTGCTGGAACGTATGGTTCTGCCAGCTACCGAGTACGCGGTCACTGTCTACCCCCCTGCCGCTATCCAGGCCCCTTACGAATTCGCCTCTAAGGTCAGGTAGGTTGTAGGTAGTAGTGCCGTCCCCAGTGCCGTAGGTGACCCCTATCACCGCGAAAAGGACGGATTGAGATGCCCGACTTACCGCCGCGCCGTTTGCCGCCAGCCACCCGGATGGGCAAGTAGCCCCGGCAAAGGTGATAACGGTCCCGGTAGGAGCGGCCTTGTCGGCGTTAGTCCCTTGCGCTGCCGTGGCGAAGGCTGCGGCATGGAATCCGTCCACCGTGTCGGCATCGCCGGTTATGCTGCCAGGGAGCTTGCCGACCCCGTCTCGAACCGGGATGGTGTTGGCTACCGTCCCCGCATTGGCCGCATACCCTACACCCCCTAGTGTGACCTGACCTACAGTCGCCTTCTTGGACGCGCTCCCCTGCACCAGCATCAGCAGATCGGTAGGCGCGACACTGATCGCAGCAGGCATCTGAGTGACTTTGATGTCTGCTGCAAAGGCTGCGGTGTGGAACAGCATTAAGGCCGCGACGTACCTGAACAATTTCATAAAAAGATCTCCCTGTTACGTGATAACGTTGTCGCCTTCCTCGGCGAGTATGTGCTCATCCGATTCGGCAATGAGGTTGAAAGACTGCGAGAAATCAGTGCCTATGAAAATCATCCCGTCATAGACGATGTGCAGTGGCTTGATATTCCTGACCAGATCGTCTATGCGAGACAGCGACGCCTGATCTATGGCACGCAGGTCGGCGAGTATCACCCCGCGAGAGGTTAAATAGGCCCCTTCGGGGATGCCCACCGCCTCATTGTAAAACTGGGTGCCATAAGGTCCGTCCGACTCCAAAGCCCATAGCGGGAGCCACTGCACCCCTTCGCCGTTGATGTACCTGCTTCTGACTGCCAGAAGTTGCCAAGTCTCCACGCCGTCTCCGTCTACCACCATGATCTCGGCTTCAAGCAGGACCGATTTGCGGGCTCCGTCCACATCCTTCATCCAGACTTCCGGTGAAGGCACCCCGTCTGCGGTGGCTACCGTGGCGTACCACATATCCTCGTGGTCGTCGTTCTCTCCTATGATTTGGGCCTGGATGCTCCCCACTCTGCCGCTCTCACCCTTGTCGAGGATAAGAATGGGGTCGCTCGGCTCATACCCTTGGACAGTCTGCACCTCGATCTGCCAAGATGCCCCCCTGTTCCATCTGGCTTGGAGACGCCCCACCTTGCCGCTGCCTCCCCCATCAAGCAGGTAGAGCGACTGCGATGACCCCCCTATCGACCCTTCCAGTCCGATACGCTGGATTGCCGAACGGATAGGATAATCAGTGTCCTTCATCGCCAGTTCCAGCTTCCGCATGGCAACGGATATGGGGATGGATATGTCGGCCTGATCCGGTTCGAAGTAATCCCCCAGGTCGGCGACGATCCGGCGTTGCCCGTCAAGATCTGCCGTGTATATGGAGTTCATGCGGCGAATTTTGTCGAGTTCGGGATCGAAGAGGGTTTCCCAAAAGGTCTGCAATGCGGCTCCCAGGTCTCTCCATCTGGCGACTTCCCTTTTGGCGGGGGTGAGTCTCTTCACCATCCAGTCAAGCATAAGAGACTCCTTTTAAGGGTAGGTAAGGGTAAACGTGCTGCTTTCGATGTCGAGCGACACAGCCTCTTTCAGCTCTGCGGGCGAGGTGACCCCTGCAATGGCTATCTCATAATAGGCTCCGGGGCCGTTGAAGTAGCCCGTTGCCTTGACGATATCGTACAGGTCCGAGACACGGACAACATCAAGCCTCGCAGCCGAATCGAGACCGTAATTCGGGATCAAAACGTCCTTTATGCCGATGACCGCCGCAGGGATATCCACGTCCCGCCCGACCTTGCCCGTGATGGCGATGGTGAATGCCGACAGCAGCGGGGCCGTCCAGTTGAACTTCCGGTTCAGGAGCGGGATGTCGGCCAGCACGGCCAGCACTTCGTCGGAAAGTCCCGCGTTCCCCGGCGCGTAGGCCGAGACGAAAATCTTGTTTATATTCTGCACGTCAAAGCCGCTTTCCGCCTCCTGCTCCTGCTCCCCCCAGCACTTGATCCAGGTGATCCCCGCGACCCTGCTTTTGATGTAGAAGGCATAATCGTCATCCCATACCAGTTTGTTGTTATACCGTGGCCAGTAATGGAGGTTTTTACGCATCTCCGTGATGCTTTCGCCCGCCCCGCCGCCGTCTATGCTGTCCAGCGTGACGATCCCCAGGTCTGCGGAGTCCCCATTCAGGTCCAGCAGATCGGAGACCAGTTGCAGTTGCTGGCCTGTCACGAGGACCGTGTCCCCCTCGGACGTCCAGTAGTCCACCTTCAGCACGGAGTCGAACGGAGGTATCATCCCGAATATGCCGTTCCCAAAGCGGATACCCGTCTGCCCGCTGTGATTGTAAAACTCATCGTAGACCTTTGCATCGGCAGCACAGTTTTGGAACAGACGGGCATAGGTCCAAGACTCGAAGCCGTCGCCGGTATCCACCGACACCCTGAAGGACGCGAGCTTGCCGCTTGTCTCTTTCGGGAACAGAATCTCGATAAAGGGCACCTCTTCCAAAACTGAGACCGTTATGGGTGCCTGTTTGGAGAGCTGCACGACTTCTATGTCGGCGTATGCTCCAGGCAGGATGGCGACTGCCGATTCTATCAGGTAATCAACCTGTGCCACTGATACGAAGGGGGTGTCTGCCGGGATAGCAACGGAGTAGGCACCGTTATTCGTTATCCGTGCAGCCCCCCTGGAGGGAGTCGTTTTTCGGGGCAGGTATTCCCGCCCTTCAGCGTGGGCTCTGACAGATGAGTCGTTGATGGCGGTGGCGAGAAAGAATTCTTGCTTCACCCGTTCCAGTTTCCAAAGCGCATCACGCAAAGCCCAGCTCAGGAAAATCGCTATCTGGTCCACAAACTGGCTTTTTGCCAGCCGGACCCAAGACGCGGCTGTGCCAATGATCGCTTTGAACTGGTCTATGGCGTCTTGCACAGAAATCATAACTTGACATCCCCCTCAAAGGCCCCAAAGCCAAAGTCGATGACCACATACATAAGGTCTATTTCCTTAAAATCCACTAGGACGCCTTTTAGTACCATATCTTTGATGTCAAGGGAAAGCTTTTCAGCAATGAGCATTTCCGCCATCACGTTTGTGTCAGGCCCCGATGGCTCGAACTTCAGCCTTGAAAGCCTGTGACCCCATCCCGGCTTATCCGCAACGGTCCCTTCAGGCGTTGCAAGCCACTCCCGGATTCTCTCTTCCATGGCCTGCTGATCGGACATCCGTTCTAAGCCCGATTCGTCAATATCCATGAGGAAACTGTACTCTTCTATCTCGGCCATGGCTTCAAATCCTGTCGTGGGTCATCAGGTTGAGGATCGTGTCATCGAAGTGGGTTTTGATCGGGGCCAGCCCTGCGGTTTCCTTCTTGGGCGCACCTTGCTTGTTCAGTGCCGATATGAGCTTTTCGGTCCCCATAAGGGTTGCCGTCAAGGGGGCGGGAACCACATCCTTCAGAGATGTCGGCTGGGATACCTCCTTGATTTGCGTCTTTGCCGGGACGATAGCCCCCCGCTCATATGCTGACTTGTTGCGCTGGACCTTGACAGGGTAGTTGATTGTTTCCAGCGGCATCGCTTGTCCCTTCGCCCCCCGTCCCGTTTTTAGGTAGGCGTCCATGTTTCCTTCGCCCCAGTTGTACGCCTGAAGCGCATGGGTTTCGTTGCCGCCATACTTTTTCATCAGGCGGCCTAAGTGTGCGGTCCCCCCCTTTATGTTCGCCTTTGGGTCTCGGCGGTCGGCAACGCCAAGGTCTCTTGCTGTTCGAGGCATGAGTTGCATAAGCCCCACAGCTCCGGCCTTCGACTTAGCATTAGGGTTTCCTTGGCTTTCCGTGCTGATTACGCCCTTGATGAGGTTCGAGTTCAGCCCGTTCTTCTTGCTGGACTTCTCTATTTGCTCGCTAGCAGCTTGCGGTATCACATCCCCAGTGACGGGGTTGTACTCTAGGGGCTGTTTGCCCTGTTTAACTCTCTCCTCATTCATCTTCTTGGTGAAGGCTACACCCCTGCGGTTCATCTCCTGCTGCTCGGGGCTTTCGCTGACTTTTGGCAATCCCGTCTTCTTATAGAGGTCGTTGATCGGGTTGCTTCCACCCATGAAGAGGGATTTCAGCGCAGACCCTCCAGCCAGCACGGCGGCTGCTCCCGCAAGCACCGTCCCGCTGGCGAGCACCCCCAGCACCGGACCTGCTTTTGCCAGGACCTTGGCCGCGATGCTCGCCCCAGGAATCTTGCTCAAAAACTTGACGCCTGTTGCCCCGGTGATCCCACCGCCGATAGCTTCGGCAATACCAGCCCCGGCACTGCCCCCGCCGCCGCCATGCCCACCGCCCTCTATGGCCTGGATCAGTTCGCGGTGCCGACGCTGCTCGGTCCCTTCGGTCGGCGCGGCGTTACGTCCGGTAGCAAGGCGGGTCTTCCGGCCCAGGAACTTGAAAGCTTTCCCCAACAGGGTCTTGTCGTCCTGAAGCTTTTCCTTCAGCTCGCCGACAGCGCCCTGCATCTCTTTGGCAGCCTCCCAAATTGGCCCGCCAACGGCCTTGCCTGCCGCGTCCCCTATATCCCCGCCCTTATCCTTCCCCTTGCCGATGACGGCACCAATGGCGGCCTTAAACCAGCCCTTCATTCCCTTGACAGGTTCTTGGCTTTGCTGCTTTTCCCTCTCCAGTTCCCCCGCCGACTTGAACCGTCCGTTTTTGGCGCGTTCCGGCTGATTGATGGCTGTTGTGGCGCGGGAAATTGCCGCTCGTGCGGAGCGAGGCGTGGCGGGGATAGGGGTGACAACTGGCGTAGGCACTACGGGCGCGGGGAGCACCGGAGAAGCGTTCCGGGTGACGGCCCTGGCTGTCGCCGCTTGCGCTATCCGGGCCGCGACCGCCGAGGGGCGCACGGCGACGGGGCCAGCGGTCGCCTTCAGCCGTTCTGTGGATTGCCGCAGGGGTTTTTCGATCTTGGCAAAGTCCCGCACGTACATGTGCGCGGCCTTGGTCCCTTTGGCGACAGTCAGGGCTCGTAGCAGGGTCGGCAGCACGGCGGTGTTGCGCTCGATTTTCTTGAGAAGGGGGCGGCTCTCGAACTTTTCGAGGATTTCGGAAAGAGCCTCTATCGGGTCCTTCTCTTCGGCCTTCTGGGTTTTGACGGTTTCTTCGAACATAGGCCCCTACTTTTTTAATCGTCGCAGCATGGAGTTATAGGAGGAAAGGACGTGGCTCTTTTCGGTCTGGAGCATGCTGCCCTTATCCTGATGCCAGAAAAAGCAGAGGTCGTTCAGGACGATGTGCCAGGACGCCTCAGTGTAGTCTTGGAATGTAGTCGCTATTCCGAAAGGTGACCCGGATTCGGGTCGTTGCCTCCTTGTCGTCCTTCTTTTTGGGGCACTGGTGCGGCGGGGTGATGAGAAAGACTTTGCCCCCCTCGTAAATCGAATTCAGCCCGTGCTCCATCTCCAGCAGCTTCTCCACGACCAGTCCCGCAAACTGCTCAAACTTGCCGTAGGACATGGACATGAGCTTCTTGCGCTTTGCCGCCCGGAGTTCGGCGGCCTTGGCCTTTCCTTCCGCTTCGAGATCCTTCTTGCTCTTCAGCTTGTCGGCGATGCGGTTCGCCCAATTGCCGGGATCGGCAAAACTGACAGCCAGTTCAAACCGAGTGAAGCGCATAAGGGCGGCCTGTCTCTGGTACTCCCCGCTGTTCTCGTCCCCGATTTCATCCAGCACGAGTTGCATTTCTTCCAGCTCTTCCATGCCGTAGCCATCCACTGGCCTTACGATGACCTTCTCGCCTTCCCATTCCAGTTCTCGCTCTGGTAGTCCCTGAATCGGCTTATAGGTCTCGTCCAGCTTGCGGTAGTCCTGAAGGAAGTGGTGCAGTTCCCCGCAGTGCTGACACTCGTAGGAGAGCGGGCCGTCCTTGTCGCCGGGGGTGTTGCTGTAGTACCAGTACAGCGCATACCTGCGGTCTTCCGCCGTCCACGTCCGGCAGTCCACGAAACTTGCTTTGTCCTGAACGGTGTTGAGGAAAAGGGTTGTCACCTCTTCCTCGTGGCCGACGCTGACCCCGGCGAAGTCAAGAGTCTCGGCGACGGTCGCCTCCCTCATGGTGATAAGTATGTCCGGCCTGGACGGCAGTGAAAAACGTGGCAGCATAGGTTCTAGCCTTTCATGAGCTGGTTGATGGTGGCGTACTTGGCGGCGAGGTCTTCGGCCCCGGCAGCAACGGCGATGCAGACGAACCCCGCGCTATACATTTCGGAGTCGACGGGCGGTGCGCCTGCTTCGGCCTGGAGGCGGTCGAGGTAGCCCCCGGCCCCAGGTGGCAGCATGATAGAGTAAACGCCCGTAGCTTGCAAGCCCGCCATGAAGTCCTGTGCTGCCGTCAGTCCTTTGTCCAAAGCGGAGGTGATCTTCCCGACGTGGTTGGCCGTGGCTAGAAGCTCCTTGACGCCCTTATTTAACCCCTCCGACGCAGTACCCAGACCAGACATTGCCCCGCCGAAAACATCCCCCAGCTTGGCCGATTGCCATTGGCCTGAAGGGTACAGGACATCCCAGTCAGGCAACTCGGCTGCGGGGAAATCGTCATAGACCGGGGCTTCCGGGATGAAGTCGGAGAAATCGGTCTGATCTATGAACTTGTTCGCATCGTCAATCGGCTTGAGCAGCGCGGCCTTGACCTTGGCATAGGCATTTGCCACGACCGCAGGGTCGGCGGAAAGGATCAGGTTAGCGGTCCCGGCACAAAACCCGGAGTTGATCGGCTCGTTCGCCGCCCCGGTCAGCCTTGCGGTCCATGAACCCACTTGGGGCGCGAGGGTTATCATGTAGAAGCCGGACTCTGCCATCTTGTCGAGCATCGACTTGTTATCGGTCGCCGCGTCGAGCATGGCGGTCAGTTTGGACTGCATCGCCGTCGTCTGGCTGTTGAGTGCTGCAAGTGCAGCCTCGGCTGCGGCAATGGCGGCATTCGCCTTCGCTGTCATGCCAGCCACAGAATCGGCCAATGTTGCGTTTAACCAAGCCATTTACCCACCCCTTTACGCAAAATGCTTATTGCTTCGCCCACTTGGGTTCAACAAACTCCTGATAAGTTGCTTTCGTGCCGGTATCGCCTTGAGACCGGAATTGGATCATCGTTACAGGCGTTTCAAGAAACCCATCTGCCTCAACCGACTCGGTGACATCTCCGATCTTAGTCGGGAGCATGTACCACGTCTCGATGTCTTTGGGGTCGGAGAGAGAAATTCGGCTGACCTTTTTCAGGTACTGGGTCGGCAGGTTGAACGTGCCGTCGGGGTTGACTACCAGCGGAACCCACTCGTCCCGGAACCACCGGTAGAAAGGGCGGGTTTTGAAGTCTCTGATCGTCATCGTCATCGTGACAGGTTCGGTACCCACGGGGAAGGTCAGCGTGATCCCCCCGGCCTTTATCACTTCGGTCTCGATGGTGATCGAACCGTAGGAGATGTCCTTGACCAGCAGATCGAAGTCGCTCACGCCATCGGTGCGTCTGGAGAGACTTTCGGCCATGCCGCTGATCTCTAAGCGGAACTCCCAAGGGTGTTGGAACGGTGCATGAACCAACCGCCTGGAAATACGCTTCAGTCTGTTGAAGTCTTCGGCCATTAGAAAACCGCCGCTGAAGGGATGATGGCCGCCGACTCTTCCATGTCGGTCTCGATGAGGTCTTTGCGCTGCTTCAGCTCTTCATCGCTCGGAAGCTCAACCTGCATGCCCGTGGTGCTGGCAACCTCACGAGATCTCTTGTTGTTCGGAATCTCCAGGCGGATGTAGAGGTACTCGTAAAGGTACGATTGGACAAGCGGCGGCAGCTCTTCGCACTGCGCCAAGTCGATGAAATAGAAGATCCTGAAGGGCTTCACGGCCTTGGTGCTCGCAACTCGGCCAGCCCCGTAAAAGCCGTTCCGGTTACCGACTGTGAGCGCCACTTCCAAGGGTGAAAGCACAGGGGGGTCAACAGGAACTTGCCCCACGATCTGGAGTTTGTCCGTTGCCGCGACGGCGGCGTCTGTTTCGGTCTCGGGGATTGCTGCGGTTTTAACCCTTACCACATCCTGCCAGCGCCCGTTGGCGTCCATAGCGGAAGCCACAGAGAGGAAATCAGCGGGGGTGTCCACGGTGCCATCACAGGTGATCTCGGTGAAAGGTCCCATCTTGGCCTGACAAACCCGGAGAACCTGCGCGAGAATGGACGCCTGCGCCTCCGGCGACAGAAGCATGACCTGAAATTGGGCGACGACTTGTTCTAGGAGGTCTTCGGCTGTCAAGGTGGCTCCTTGGGGATCATCCGGGGTAGTTGTAAATGACCGGTATGGCGGGAAAACACCATACCGGCTACAGCAGGGAGGGGGTTACTTCCAACTCAAGGTTTCCTGGCCGTCGTCCAGCCAGCTCACCCAGTTGATATGCAGCGTCCCGGAGGGCTTCACCAGCACAGCCCCATCGTCAACGGAGAGGTCCGTGCCGTCGATCTCGATCCACGTATCCTCATAGGTGACGGTGTTGTTCGCATTGGACTGCGGCTGCGACTCGGAAATCTGAGCCAGGATGACGGTGATGTACTTCTTGTTCTTCACCCAGTCGGCCAAAAACTCCCGCTCTTTGCCGGAGATGACCGATTTGAAGGTGACCGGTGCGTCGACCGCGTTCTTGAAATTGCCCTGCTGGTTGAACATGACGCCATGCGGGCCTTTCGATTCGATCATCTCACGCGCCATGGCCGCGAGCTGCCCGGACTGGACCAGAAACTCCAGATCGGGATATTCTTTGAACGTCATGCGGAAGTCGGCACCATTCGCACCCTCGCCAAGGGCAAGCATGTTTTTGTAGCTCTGCTTCACGCGTGCGATGTTCTCTTTGTTGCCTGCGAGGTTCGACATTTAAGTTCTCCTAAACGCGCCAGGATCTGGGTATGTCTGAGGCGTTATACATGTTTTTGGTCTGGAGGGTGATATTGACTTCCGCCTTGATTAGCCTGCCAAGGCTGTCTTTCGGCCCGTCAAGCGGAGACGGGATGTTTTCGATGACCATTTCAGTAAAAAGGCTGACTCTCCCGATGTTCAACGTCACGGTCTGGGGAATTCTCCCCCCAGGGGCAAATTTATTAACTTGTGGCGACGCCATACTTTCGAGTGCAGCCAGTGCCTGCATGACCTCCTTGGCGGGGTCGGTGATCGCGTAAAAGATCAGGACGAGGTTGACGCTTTCCGGTCGGTTGCCGTCCCAAATCTGTTCGCCGTTCAGTGCCGAGACGGAGGTGAGCCCCGTCATCTGCTGAACCAGCCCCGCCGTCTTTTCGTAGGCGCTGCCGACGCTGGATTGCTCGAAGGGAGAGTTCCAGTTCGACTGGAGCTGCCGGGAAGTGCCGGGGCCGATAAGACCGACTACGCCAGAATCTGAACCTGTCGGCTTGATCCATGCCTTCAGATACTCGCTTACTCGGTTATCGGCGTTCCCGACAAATCCCATTTACTACATCCCTCTCTGCTTTCTGATCTTCATCGACTTGGCGCGGTGGACTTTCGCTGCCCCGGTGAAGGCCCTCATGCGGGCTTTCTTCAAGCCCGCCCGCTGGATCGCGGTGATCTTCTTCGGCCTGCCGATGCGCTTGCGCTTCAGTACAACCTTGCCGGACCTGACGACCTTGACGATGGACTCCAGAACCATGTCGCCGCCGACCGCGTAGTTGGCGATGATCTCGTCGTCGTCCATGGTCGTCCCGCTCATCTTCTCGGAGAGGAACGCGCCAAGGGTCGCCCCTGCCGCGTCGTCTTCGTCATCCATGAAGGATGCGACGTTTCCGGCATCGGCCCCCAGGGAGGTGAAAGCGTCGGCCACACCCTGGAGCAGTTCGTTCAAGAAGTCCTGCTCGTCATCGGAGATGTCCTGATCCTCGTCGGCATCGGCCATCAGGAAAGCGCCCGCTTCGAGGGCTGCATAACTGAAGTCGCCCCCCTCGACAAACGCCAGGGCGAGAGCCATTGCCGCGCTACGGGTCTGGCTCCCCGAAAAATCCCCCATCAGGGAACTGTCGGGCGCGGCGGCCTCAAGGATGGTCATTCCCGGTCTCAGCGCCATCGACCCTACCCCCAGGAAGGATTCCTCTTCGTGCGGCTGGTGTGCATAATAATTGAATTCTTCGCGCATCTTATCTACCCTCCTGCGGGCGGTGATTTTGGATAGTCCAGTTAGAAGGAAGCGGAGCTGTAGTTTTTCCACCCGTTCGTGGTCATGCAGGTGAATACGAACTTCGCAGTCACCCTCTGTTCCCCCTGGACACAGGTAGAACCGGCAGCCGGGGCACCGTGCTTCAGTTTGTTCACCGGGGTCCGGTCGCCAGAGGCGGCAAAGGCAGCCCCGCCGACAACCCACAGGACAAACAGAGCGATTGCAACAAGTATCGACTTTTTCATGTGAAAATCTCCTTTTTACGGAATTGTGTTAAGGGGTGACTGACCGGAAGGGTTACGCTTCGACCCATTCGGCTACGCGGTTGGTCACTACCAGTTTCAGTTTCACTCCGTCCCCGGCGTCGGTGATGCCTTCCGGCGAGTCGATTCCGAGAAGTGCAAGGATGGCCTGCATCTCCACCACCGCCTCTCTGAGATTGGCGACGTCTGAGGGGTACATCTGCGAGTTGTCGGTAACTACTTCCTTTAACATGTCTGCTCTCCTTTTTACTCTGAAAGTGAACTCGTTGTTTCAAACGGTGGCTATTTGATGTAGCGCGGCTGTCCGACGATCCTGCGGGCACTGCCGGTGGGGCAGATGTACCACGTTACCAGCCAAAGGTCTATCTCGATCTGCTCGACGGTGAGGATGTACTCCTTGTCGCCGTCTTCGGGGTCGCGGGGTTTCACGAGCGCCCCGGAAGTGACCATCTCGTCCAGAATCTCCTTGGTCATGGAGGTCAGACCGGAGAAGGTAAGGCCGTCCGGTTCAAACTTCAGTGCTGCGGCTCCCTGGTAGAACCTGTGGGCGATGTAGTTGTCGATGTCCACAACCCAGGCAAGCCTGCTGTAGTCCTCTTTGAAGTGCAGGGAAAGGTCGTCGTCTATGACCGCCCCTCCAGTTCCCCCGGCGACTACCGGATTGATCCTCGCCCTGTAAAGGGCATCCCGGTCGGGCGCGTCTTCCTCGTGCAGGGGCTTCACACCCGTGCGGGTGAGCATGGCGCGGTTCGCGCCTGCCGCTGCGAAGTGGACACCGGGAGTTGACCCGGAGAAGATTGCTTCCCCTCGGCACTTGGCCGCTACCTTGTCGCCGGAAACGCCCCATACCATCCCCCCGCCATAGGTCGGGTCGTTGGCCGAGAACGGCGAGTGGGTGACGCGGGCATTGCGGCTGGCAAGCCCTGTGCCTTTCAGCCACTCGATGGCCTGTGCGGAGGTGAGTGCCGGGGAAACGTCGAAGTAGCAGGCGGCCCGCCTTTTGTCGGCAACGTCGATCATGTTGGCGAGCGCATCGGCATCGTAGAGACCCGCAGCGAACATGTGGTTCGCGGCAAAGGTCTCGTTCCTGAACAGGTCCCAGGCGGCATTCCAGTCGGCGGTAACAGGCTCGCCGCCGTTGGTGCCCCCGGTGAACGTGGTCTTGGTGATCCCTTTCAGGCCGGTGAGAACCGTGGCCCACGTCTCGTCTTCATCAAAGTTCGCCCTGAAGCGCGTGGACTGCTGCTCAAGAACAGTTTCGATGTAGGCCGGGAGTCCCATGTCATCCTTGTCGAAGGAGTCCACGCCGACAAGGTAGGTTTCAAGCAGATACTCGGTGCCGTCTTTGTCCTCGTCGTAGAAGTTGATGGTGAACCGCTCGTCGTACTGGCCGTTGTAGACCTCCCACCGGACGGTCGGGATCGCCAGGGTCGGGTCGGCATCGGTGGCGATATGGGGGGCGATGCAGATCAGACGCCCGCCCGCCACGTCCACTACATCGTTGACCGCGTAGACCACTGCGGTATCGTATGCGCCCTTGTCCGTCACCACATTGGCAACCTCGAAGGAACGGTTGACGGAGGGGTCGCCGTCCACCGGCCAGACCTGGAGAAAATTGCCCGCCCCGATGGACAAAACAGTGTTGTGGGTATTGGCCGCAGTGGTGGCCGCCCCGTCATCCGTAGCGAAAGCCAGCGACGGGAACCGGTAATCCTCGTTGACGACCCGGACCAAGTTGCAGTAAAGCAGTTCTTTCAGCGCGTCGTTGACGTGCCGGAGCCCCTCGGCCCCTGCCGCTTTCTTGGGGAGTGCCTTGCCGAAAAGTTTTTCCAGGGTAGATGCCAGCGTGCGAATGACCGTGAAGGGCTTCCCCTTGCTCGCCACTACAGCCGATGCTCCGATGGAGATAGGCCCGCCCCCTGTCTTCGTGGTCGCGCTGGCATCGGTACGCAGAATGGTGATGTCTGCGGCATTGGTTATGACTTGCTTCATTTCTTGCCTCCGGAAGTTTTGGCAGGCTTATCAGCTTTCTTCGCCGGGATCAGGTTGCCGCCGCCCTTTTTGGCCGGTTTGGATGCTTCCGGTGCCGCCTGCTCTGCCGGTACTTCGGCAACTTCGGCAACGATGGGGGCCTCTTCTACGGGAGTGTCCGAGAGCAGCCCAATGGATCGCAGATGCTGCTCGATGGTGATGCCCGGCGCTTCGGTCTCCTGATCGTCCACGTTGATATCCAGAACCGTCTTGTCCGTAATGGTCACCGCGACGCTTGAGGCTGCCGGGGCTGGCCCCGCATCAGCCGCATTTTTCACCATCACTACGGCAGGATGGTGTGTGCGGAGATAGCGTTCCACGTTGTCCACAAGCACGTCCGGGACAAGCAGTGTGGTTTCCTTGTTGCCGGGGAGGTCCAGTTCGAACCGCGAGTAAAGCCGACGTAACCTGCTGCAACTGTTGTTGATGAAAGTGACCTTCATGGAAGCTCCTTTAAAGAGGGGGCGGCCCTTTCAGACCGCCCCTTCATTGTCCCGTTCCCGTGTTCGCTTTACGCTTATTCGGCGGGGATGAGCTTCAGCTCCATGATGTAGTCGCGCCCGTTGAACTGCTGGAGGTCGCGGTAGGACAACTCCCAGAGGGTGTTGTTGTACTTCAGGTCGCCCAGGACGCCATGCTTGAAGGCAATGGCGGGGATCGCGTCGCCGCCGATGTAGGCCGCCTCGCAGATGTTGCGCCCCTTGGCGAAGCAGAGGCTGGAGTAGTCGGCCCGCTGCGGGTCTTCGTAGAGGTCCCACATGCCGAACAGGCGTCCGACATAGTGCGGCTGCGGGATCTGCGCGTAGCCGGGGGCGGGGTCGAAGTGCGGGGAGCGCATCGACTTCATGATGGCGCAGGTCTTCAGGTCGGCCACGATGCCGACAAGGCCGGAGACGCCGTTCGCGTTCAGCAGGGTCGAGGAGATGGTGAGAAGCGTGGTTCTCAGGGTCTCGTAGTAGTCCTGCATGTTGACGCCGGTTTCCGGGATGGTGTAGGTCCAGCTTTCGGACCCCTTCATGTAGAAGTACAGGTCGTGCAGATGCTTGCGGTCCTTGTCGGCGGCGAGCAGGTTCTTCATGGCAAGGGTCGCCATGTTGTCCACGTTCACATTGAACTCCCGGCGCATGCCCCAGAGTGCCTGGAGGGTCGTGCTCGCGGTGATCGCCGACTCGTGCGGGTAGACGGTGTAGCTGTCCATCTCGTGGTTGATCGACGGGATGAGCTGCGGGGCCTTCTCGATGTCCACGTCGAAGGCGACATGCACGGGGATCAGGTTGGCCGGTGCGACGCTGAAGACCGGATGGATGACGCCGTTGACATAATCCACGGTGCCGGACACGACTACGGCGGTCTCGCCGACCTTGAAGTTGCCGGTCAGGTAGCCGTTGCCGTCGTCCTGGCCCACGGGGTTCCCGTCGTGCAGGATGCGAACCCGCTTTTTCTTCATCGGGTAGGCACCGCCGAACTTGTCGGTGGAAACGAAGTCGAACTCGTCGGCGAGGCCCCTCTTGGCACCGTCGCCCGCGATGGTCAGGTGGCGCTGGTCCATGGAGCTGTACTGGCCGGTGTAGTCCCACTGAATGCGGTCGCCCTTGGTGAGGTCGCCAAAGGTGGACCCTGCCGTCTTCCAGACGCGGAATATTTCGGACTGGTTGAACTGGCCGGGGATGTAGCCGATCATGTTGGAGGTGATCGACTGGAGCATGGTCGGCAGCACCAGGGCAATCATGCGGTTACGCATGAGCGACTGGTTGGAGTCCTGCGTGTTCATGGTCGCCGCGCTTTCGAGGATCAGCCCGGAACGAGACGTGTGCGCGGACGCTCCCATGACGTTCTGGATGGCGGTGTAGGCCGATGCCAGCAGGTCATCCCCCGGCATGCGGTTGCGCTGCCTGCAAAATGCACGGACAGCGTTGGAGGCGGTCGCCAGCACCATGCCTGCATCCGGGCCGCACCCTTCGAAAATGGTGTGCGGAACCGCTGCATTGAGAGCGTCCGTCCTTGCGGCCTTCTCCAGGATGAATTTGCCGGTGCTTTCGTCAATCACCGGTTTGATAAGCGCATCCTTCATGTGCTGCGCTTTCTCTGTGACGTCCGTCACCAGAGCTTGGTACGCTTCGGTACTCATGGGGCTCTCCTTTTTCCTTGTATTAGGGTTGTCGCATCAAAGCAGTAGATATTGGCGACAACAATACGGAGAAAGGAAAAGCTTAGAAAGGGTATATAAAGGTATTATTGGGGATTTGGGGATTAATCTAGGAGGGATGTGGCTTTCTTGCCGACTTCTATGTCATAGAGGCGTGCCAGTTCTTCGCGCTTTGCAGTGCTCATAGGCTTTGACTTCCTGCCATAAACGGGGTTCCCTGTGTTCTGCTCCAGGCTTCTCCTGTAGGCGTCGCGGCCTATGCCTTTATCTTGCATGGTAGCTCCCTATTTTACCTTGCCCGTGATTATGCCCGCTCCAGCTCCACCGGTATCATGCGTTACAGATACAAGCTCGGAATGCCCGACGATCTCGGCAACGATGGCGATGGAGTCAGCGAGAAGCAGGGCCTCCCGGTAGGCGATGGTGTCGGCGGGATCGCTGCTTTGCGGCGAGGGCACCGCATCCATGGCGGCCTTTCGTAATTCTGCCAGTCGGTTTGCGTCGAGGGCCATGCCTTGCTCCTACAGGGTTGATTTGACGTTGTTCGATACCATGGGGTGTGGTTGCCCACTCCAGCAGCAAAGACAGTGCCCGTTGACGTTGCCTTTGGGGTCGCCCGTGCCGCCGTCGTGGTCTATCCCTTCCATGGCCGTGGTTGCCTGCTTGCCTGTGATCCGCACGTCTTCCAAGCCGGATGCTGATCGGTACACATCGCCCTCAACGTGGAAAATCATGTCGCCGTCCTTGGTGATGGTAAATTCCGTACCGGTAGCCTTTTGGACGACGTTATAGGAACCGTCCTTGTTGATCGCTATCATGACCCCGTGAAGGGTCATTACAGCGTCCTCCCCGTAGACATGCGCGGGCTGCGCGGGTTCATCGCCGGTCCTGGCATGGACGTATGCGTCTGGTCCTGCGAACGTCTCGTGGGGCAAGCTCGGCACCTTTTCCGGGGCATAGTGGACACTGCCGGTTATCCGGGGGCGGCGTGAATCGCCGTTATAGGGGAAATCGGTCCATACAAGGTCGCCCTTTTTCACCGGGACGAATGAGCCGTCATTGGGCCGTGCGCCGATAGGCAGTTTGTATTCCGCCCAAGGGAGGTCTTTGACGGGTGTGTTGTCGAAGATGCCAAAAACCCGAACCTGCACCAAAAGCAGCTTTTTCGGGTCGTCCTTTCCCTCTGTCTCCACGATGCCGACGCACTCCCGGTGTATCCGGTCGTTACGCTTCCCGTGATTTCTCATATCATCGCTCATAGTTTAGTTCCTTATGCCGGAAACTTGGCAGAAGTACGACTGCGGCTTCCACGAGTGCGCTACCATGCCGATGACGACCTTGGCAGGAAGGCTTTCGTCAATAGGCATGTCGGCGCGTTCGGTGTTCCACTCCAGCCCGAGAGTAAGGCCGGGGAGTAGCGCCCCGTTGCCCGCCGTGCTGAAGTCAATGACGGGCTTTGGTATCTCAGTGAGGTTATCGAGGCTCGCCTTGGATGCCGACGTGAATTCTGCCGGAGCTTTTGGGACCCTGCTGGACTTCTGGAACCCCTCAACCATGTCCCATCCAACGTAGTTGCGCTCGGTCAAATCCTGTATGATGCCTTCGGTGTTCGGCCTGGAGTAGACGATGATCTTGTTCTCCTTGCGCGTGTCGTTGTGGCTGTATACCATCGCAGGCGCTGCGCTGTAAAGCTCTTTCAGCTTCCTGAACACGATCTGGCCCCTTTGCCAGAAGCAGACCGCACCATGCTCCTGCGCCATCTGTCGGAGCAGCTTTGATGGCCGCATTGCGGGTAAAAGATGGTAGTCGTTTAGCACAGGGAACGACCCCACATCATACTTCAGTCCGGGGGCGAGCTTCTGAATGATGGCCTGGACTGATTTCTGGCTGAATATCGCCGCTTCCCGCGCAGGGAGCTTCAATTTATAGACACTCGCCTCTATGCAGTTGAAGGTGATCCACCGGTCGTTGATCGGCATTGTCAGGATGACGAAACGGATTGCCTTGTCGAGCCCGTCGCGCTGGAAACGGTCTGAAAGCACAACCTCAAGGATGTCCCTTGGCTTCACCCCCAGTTCATCCCGGATAATACGATAGTAGTCGTCCATGACGAATATCAGGCGCGGGCCGGAGATATCCGATGTCTCAATGTAGGTCAGTTCCGTGAGAAACGACCTATCAAAAGACTCGAAGGGCTTGTTATCCCGGATGATGGTGATCTTCTGGACTAAAATATCTTCTTGGTTTGATGCCATATCGGTTCCTTTAAGACCGCCCTACGGCGTTCAGGTGATAACTATCTGGCCGCGTCGTACTCATTGCCCGCACGCCGGTTGTTTACGGTGTCGGCTTCCTGAACGTGTCGGCGGCCCATGTTCCGCCGTTGCCGATGCCGCTATCTAAATTCAATGGTGTCAATTAATGCGCCGTAGGTTCCACCTGACGCAGTGATAGTTATCGTATTGTCACCTGTGCTAAGCGCCAAATCTCCTGATTTAGTCCACGTAGACGATGTGTTGAGATTGACGCATGCAGCCCCGTTGCAGGCCGTGAACGACGAAAGCGACCCCGTGGAAACCCTGGAGTAAACCGTCATATTGCAAGGTGCTGGTGCAGAAATCACTTTAGTCATGGCGGACTCGCCTGATGTTGCATACATTCCGCCGCCCATATGGGAACTGGATTCCCACCCCCATGCGCCGGACCAACCATTAGCACCAGAGGTGAATAGTTCGTTTGGAGGTAGAGGCTTGGCCACCATCAACAACCGTCGCGCTCCCGGCCCGGCGTAGCAGAGTGAGGGGAGCAGGAGGAGTATCAGAAAAATCATTTTTTTCATCGTAGGTTTCCTTTATGGCGGGTGTTCTCCCGCAACGGAAAGTGGTTAGTCCTGCCCGAGCAGTCTTTTGAGACTGCTGAGCGCAGAATGTGTGTCAACCCATTGGCGGCGCAATACCTCCAGCTCCTTACGCTGTGCCTTTGTTGCACACTCCGTTTTCTCTAGAGTATATTCAGACGCCTTCAATCTTTTCCAGGTGTCTTGTTCCTGCCGGTGGAGCACCGATACTGCGGAGCGCAAAGTTCGAGTATCTTTTGCGTCTTCCGCCCTCGCAGCTGATGCAGCCAGGATCAATACCAGTGCTACGATGAGGGTTTTCATTCGCCTTTCTCCTCATCTTTGTACTTGATGAACCAGCACTTTTTAGCTTTGATTTTGCCGCAAGCAACGGGAACACTATGCAACGGCAAATCATCTACTGCCACAACGTCTAATCTTATTTCTTCTCCTTCTGCGGACTTGAGAACGACAGCCAGCACCACATCTGGCACACCGTTTTGTCTGTTGGAAACCCTAATGTACTCTGCGAGGGCTTCTCTTGAGTCAGAGTACACGCCCATCACTTCTTTCACTGTCCTTGCCGAGAATCCCGGAGCTAGTTCAAGGGAGTAGACGTTCCCGTACTTCCACCCACCTTCGCGCAGTATTCCGTAATCCGCTCCCCGTGCCACAACCGCGAACATCATCAACATTGCCGTAATACAAAAAATCAACATTGCGTTTTTCATAAATCCTCCCACAGGATTGCCCTATAGAATCTGCGGCAGGGCGTAGGGTGCGCCTTTTCGGGGATCAGCCTAGCCGCAGGTAATGATTACTGGTTATTCGCAGTCCAGCATTCGGCGCTGGTTGTCGATAGCGTGTGGATTACGAACGAGTCGACCTTGTTCGCCCCTGTCAGTAAAGTAGGTGCCACATTACCTGATGTATTCCGCCATGTGCAGACTAGGCCGGACGAGGGCCATGTGGCAGTTCTGCCCCCTGTCCCGTCTTGAATCAGGTTGAGTGTATGCCATTGCCCCGCTACAGGATTGCTGAACGCCAGCGCCGGGTCTCCTGTGAGGGTGACTGAGGGTGAGTCGCCCAAACTAAGGTCAATGGTCGTTGTTGCTCCGTAGGTGGTCGCAGATGGGAGCGTTGGGGTAAAGGTCTTGGCAAGGAGGTTGCCCGAGATGGATGCGCTACCCGTCACCTGGAGCTTTTCTGCGCCTGTGGTGGCCGTGGCGCTGCCGATCTGGAGGTTGCCGTTAAGGTAGGATCGGGCATCTCCGTTCCCGTAGAAATGCCACTTATTTGTAGCGTTGGAATAGGTAGTGGAGTCACTCAGAAAGCCTATCGCTGTAGTTATGACCCCCGCCCCTGGCGAATAAGGCGCTGATTTAAATCCGGTGTACGTAGCGATACCACCAGTGCTTGTAGCACCACCCGCTGATAGCACACCTGTTACATTTGACGCAGTCGCCGAACCTTGGTTATAGCCCGATACAACTAACGAGCGCAGCTCGCCGGTGAAAGCAGACGTACCTGAACCGTTGTACGTAGTTGTGAAGCCACCCGCGCTGAGGTAACCACTATCGGCAGAATCCGTAGTTGTTAACCCGAATGTCGAGTTTAGCGATCTGTATGAGGTTCCCGCGCCGGTTCCCCCTGTCATAGTTCGGGATGGAGATATTGTAGATGTCCCATCGTTCGCGCTGTTCGCAAACGTAACGGCTCCGTTAGCGCCACGTTTGACTATCTGGTTAGCACTGGTACCACTATTAAGAGTAAGAACCGGCGTTGGCGATGCCATTGATACAGCAATATCGGCGTTTGCTGAAGACACGCTTATGACAGTACCCGCCCCACCGCCCGTTGCCTCAACGGTCACATCATCAGCGTTGTTGGTGATAGTGATATTGCTACCTGCTTTGATGGTTTTAAACGGGAGGTCAACGCCGGATTTAGCTTTCGCCAGAGTGCCCTCGCCGGTACCTACGTTGGATGTGGTGTTCGCCTCCCCTCCACCGCCCCCTGCGGCAAGTTCCGCCAGTGTGTACGCGTTGGTACCGTCAGATATTTTCTGAGTCGGACCTAGTTTGATGGCGGTGGAGTTGTTGCTAAAAGTCGCCACGGAGAAATCGGCCCCAACACCCTGCGTCCCCTCCAAAGATATACCTGTGCCTATTTTGGATGACGGAACCTCCCACCCTGAGCCCGTGCCCCCGATCTGGATGCCCTTGTTAAATCCGTTTGCGGTACTCCCGGCATAGGAAGTGCCAACGATGCCGAGTCCCACATCTAGCGGGTAGGTGTTAGCGGATGTGTGCGGACCGCCGCCCGTGCCTCCGCCCAGCCCTTTTCCAGTACTGATCCAGATCGCGCCGGACGGCCCGGACACCGGGGAGCCATTGTAGTAGTTGTTGGCAAACATATTGATGCCCGTCAGGAGATTCGGCTGGACGTTGACAGGCCCGTGCAGGTTGAAATCCGTGAGCCAGCCGCGTCCCGAAGGCCCCGCCGTCTGAGCAAAGCCCGTCCCAATGTCGTAGCGCAGCGCACTGAATATCCCGGCGTGCTCGCTGGCGGCGTCGCCGTTGCCGTAAATCACCGTCGACAGGCTGGCGGCGTGGCCGGTCCCGACAGATGCCGCGCCCCCTTGGCCGAAATTGAGCGTGGAGGTAAGCCCCCCGCTCAGTAGCGTATTGGGTGTTTCCTGCGTGGCCGTGGTGGCCACTTCAACATGGAATGGGGAGAATGTGCCGCCGTCTGCTATACCGGGGTCGCTATTCTGATAGTGATACTGGTAGAAACCTTGGGTTTTCTGTGGGGAGTAGAGATAGAGCAAAGGCCCAGTTGTGACCGGAGCGTGGTTGATCCCTATAGCTGGGGTCTGAATGCTGGTAGTAAAGGACGGGGCGGTGAGCGATGCCTTAGAGTCCTGTAAAGACTTCACCGCCGTCGCGCTCGCCGCCGTCGCGCTACTTGTCGTGCTGGTAGAGTCGGTGATGGTCTGCAACGCGCTATCCGCCAAAGCGCCCTGCGCTGCGGTAGCTGCCCCGACCTGCCCAGGGGTGATACCCGTCAAGCCGCTCCCATCCCCATCCGACTGCAACGCCGTCCCTCCCGCAACTATCCTGGCATCATCACCCGCGGCCACCGTGCCGGCGGTGGTGCCGACATCGAGAGCGGCGGAGTTGCCGAGGGTCGGCTTGCCTGTGAGATCGGAATACGCGCCGGTTGTCGCCACGGCTGCCAAAGACGAGGTGTCAACCTTCGCTCCGAGCGCGGCAGCCAGCGCAGAGTTATCCCCCGGTGCGCCCGTGATGTCGGCAAACGCACCAGAGCCGCCGCTACCCGGAGGTCCTGTCTCACCTTGGAGCGAGGCAAGCCATGCCGCTTCATCCCCAACAAACCCGTTTGCAACGGCCACCTGATACGCCGACAGGCCCGGATCGCCGGGAGCCCCTGGCGGCCCCGGAACTTCAGAACCTGCGCCCGCAGGTCCTTCCAGCCCCTGATCGCCGGGAATCCCCTGAATACCTTGAACCCCCGCTTCGCCTTGTGCCCCTGTCGCGCCGGTATTCCCGGTGTCCCCCTTGTCCCCTTTGGGGATACGCACATCGAATACAGCGGCGGTCGGTGTGCCGACGTTGGTGACTGTTACCTCGGAACCGGCTGCGCCCGTGGTCACTGTGCCAACCGCGATGGTCGCAGCAGCCCCCGTAGTCCCCGCAGCACCAGTGTTTCCGCGTGGCACGGTGAAGTTGAGGATAGCGGCCTTGTCGGTGCCTGAATTTGTGACGCTCGCACTGGTGCCTGCGGCCCCGGTGGTAGTAGTTCCAACATCGACAGTAGCGGCTACCCCGCCTTGAGCGGATGACAGTTGCCCTTGGACGTACTGCCTGATCTGGTTCATACTGGCAGTGTAGGCCGCGCCCTTCCCGTCGGCCAGCCCGCTCGAAGGTCGCCCCATCGGCACTCGGTCGGTAGACAGCAGCGCCCCCGGCACGAGCGGAGTGTGCGAGATGTCGGCAGCAATCAGCGCCGTGGGTATCAGTAACAGTGCCAGCCAGAAATATACCTTGTTCATTCCTTTTTACCCCCAAACCATAGGTTGACCGTCATCGTAGTCGACAATCCCGCCGTCATCGTAAAAGCCATCGCCTTCAAATTCCCAGTCTACATTGATCCTGCCGTCAAGCGGTTGGAATGCCACGCTGACTACCCCCGCTGGGTTACTTCCAAAACTCACAGAAATGATGCCGCTGTAGTAGTCCACGGTGCCGACAATGGGGATGACGATATCGTCAAGTTCATAGCTCCCGCTGATCGCCCCTTTGCCGTCGTCGGTCGCTACGACCCTTGCCCCTACCATGAGCCTGACCGTGCCCGGATTGATAGGTCTGGGGCCATCCTCCTTCGTTGCAGAGTCAAAACTGAACAGATCGTCGGCCAAAGTAAGCACGTATCGCTGTTCTGCCTGCGGGACACTGCCGAAAATGACGCGAGAAGGGCCAGGAAGGTCGATCTCTTTGCCGAAGAGGATGTTGGTCATGATGGAGACCGGAGTCGTTGCGGCATAAAGCCTTTTGCCGTCCATAACTTCTGAGGCGTTCTGCATGGCGATGTTCTTGTTATCCATCAGAGAGACCCGGACGTCAAAACTTTCGCCGCCGATCTCGAAGGGGGCCATGAAAGCATCATGCGAAGAGACGTAGGCATACCACGCGAGGGAAATCTTGTCGAGGGCCAGTTTGTCCCAAGCCATCAGCACGAGGTTGTAGTCGAGCGCGACGGGGAGCTGCTGGAGGTCGAAAATCCTGTTGCCGTTCCATACGCGCCCGCGTGAACCCTTCTGATCCTGCGTGTTCACCAGCCCCGGCTTGCGGAAGTAGTAGACCACGGGGAAGAGCGGGGCATTGACGAAGGTGCTGGAGATAACGACATCCTCGTCATTGGTTCGCGTGCTTGTGACTTTCTTGTCCTTCTGGCTGGAAAGGAAGTCGCGCATGAACTGTTCCGGGGTGTCGGCGTCATGCCGGAAAATCTGTTTATTCACCGGTCGCTTGATGAAGTTCCGCCAGCCTTGCGGCCCCTTGTCGGCGTATCCCGCGAAGGCCCCAGCGAGAAACGCTCCAAAGGCAAAGTCGACGCTTTGCAGTTCCGATAGTTCGTTCAGTTCTGTCACGGGGCCTCCCCTTCGATGCTTTTGAACGGGATGCAGTAGTGGCGCTCTTTGCCGCCTGGAATGGACCCTATCAGGTCGCTCTTTACGACATAGACGCTCACCATCCTCCGGTCGTCCTCGCCGATCATCTCTTCATATTGGATGATGGACTGCTCCGGCACCGGTTCCAGATTGAGTACCAGAACCAGCGGCTGGTCGAGGTTGCCGTCAGGGCCATCGCCCGCATTGGTGGCCGACTGGAAGAACGGGCCTTCCACGACCCGCATCGCCCGCGCTTCCACGGGGTCCAGATAGGTGACGGCACGCTCCGATGTCTCCATGGAACCCACAACATCGGCATTGCTCGCTACCGTTTCCGGGGCTGACAAATCGGCCCTGTAAAGCAGGCACTCGAAGCTGTCCGGGTGATAGGTGATAGTGGTGTTGATGTCGGCGGTGAGGGCATTGCCGGTGGCTCGGTAGTCGCGGGGTATCATCGAGGTCTCCTTGCCTGCGCGGGCAACATAAGGGGCAGCATGTCACGGGGGATTTGCGAAAAAGGGGACACGCCGTACACCTCCTGCCCGTCCGTTTTGGGCGCAGACGATAACGTTGCCATCACAGTGCGCTCTACGTAACGTGCGAACTCTTGGAAGTCCAAGCTGGATCTAGAAGTCTGGATGTGCTCGATTTTTATCGTCATGTCGCAAGCCATATTTGCTTCCCTGTCGAAGGATGTATGCGGTCCCGGACCACTGCTTTTTGAACTCTCTCGACAATCTGAGGTTTCAGACGGGCCTTAAATGGCCCTCTCGACGCTCATTCCGAGCGCAGCATTGAGCGTGTTGATCGCGGCGTTCACGTCGCGATCATGAGGCGTCCCACACGCCGAACACGTCCATTGCCTTACCGATAGTCCTGCTCGCCCTTGAGGCCCGGTACTGGCACCGCAAGTTGAACAGGTCCTAGTGGAACCTTTACTGGGAACTTCGATGTATTGACGACCGCCTGCACGGCTCTTGTACGCCAACATTAATCGGAACTGCCCATGACCTGCTGCTGCCACGGACTTCCCAAAGCCTGCACGAGACAGACCCTTGATGTTGTCTTTACTGAAAGCAATAACTGCATTCTCTGCAACTAAACGATGGGATAGTTTATGGTTTCGGTCCTTCCGTTGGTTAGCAATACGTTCGTTAAGTCTGGCTACAAGTCGTTTATTACCACCACGCTGGGCTTGTCCAATACGCTTGATGCTGTGCTGCAACTCTTTCGGATGGGCGACTTTCTCCCCAGTTGAGAGGGTGAGCAGGTGCTTATAGCCGGGGTCGATGCCAACGGCCCCCTCGCCTGTTCCAGATATTTTTGCAGGTTCAGCATCAATGAATAGGCAAAGGTACCAGCCGGAGGCCCGCTTGACGACCCTGCCGCATTTGATCTTGCCCTCTGGGATATCTTGCTTGTGGTAACGAACCCTGCCCAAACCTGGGACCGTGATTCTGTTATCCTTTGGTACTCGGAACGGGTCGGGGAACGGGATACTGTTGAGACGGTTGCGGTTGCCCTTGAATCTTGGTTTTTTAGCCGCCTTCTTATAACACATCTGCCATGCCATGTGGGCAGAAATTAACACGCCTTGAACTGTGTGGCTCGGTATATTGAGGACTTTACTGGTCCCGCATAATATGTTTTGGAACTCTTTCTGCGAGTAGTAGATGCCCCCTTTCGAATCATTCTCTATTTTACAAATTGCCCAATTCCATATTGAGGTCAGGCTAGGAATCCACCTATGGACAGACTCTTCTTGTACTTTCGTCAATTTAAGCTTTAAATGCCGGTATATCATATCAAGCGACCCTCTTTGGCTATCTCGGTTACGTCCTCGACAGAAAGTTTTTCATCCTCAGCAAACCCTTTGATGATATCTTCCTTAGAAACTTTGAACCGCACACCCACGTTGAATGCTGTCGCCAATTTGCTTTTGACAATATCCGCTTGCAACTGCCTATTCTTTTGTATTTCCTTCTTCGCTATGGCCTCGGCGGCCTGCTTCTCTTGGATGATCTGTCTCATCGCGGCATCGTTCCTTTCCCGTAGCCCCGCTATAGCCTTCTTGGCTGCCGCGCTGTTCTGCTTTTCCTCGAAAGCAGCTTGCGCCTTCTTGAAAGCCTTGAACGCGGAGGTCATCTTCATCTTTTCCGACTGAGCCCGGAGCTTTTCGGCCTCATCGGCCTTGACGAACTTGCCCCGGCCCTCTTCGAAGTTGGTCTTCTGCGCCTGTTTCTCCATCTCTGCCGCAATGCGGGTCAACATGACAGGACCCTGCATGGTCATGATGGTCTTCAGGGTATGCTTGCAGCATGCCCCTTTGAGCTTCGGGTTGCGGATTTTCGGGAATACCAGCTCTTCAGGCATCAGGTTGAACCCGCCGATAGTGGCGAGGTAGCGGTACCAGTATTGATGCCGCCCACACGAGCAGTCGAAGGAGATGTTCCCCATGGCGGCCTTGATCGCCGCAGGGTAGTAGTTCTTCCCCTCCCCTCGCCTGATCGCGGTGCCCCAGTCTTCGAGGCGAATCCTGACAACGTAATGAGAGGGTGCCCCTGGCGTTTCACCGCTGGATGCCGTCTGGAAGAACAGGGTGTTGCCTGCCACCTTGTAAAGGGCTGCGCTCCTGATCTTCTTTGACCGCGCCTTGTCGATTGTCAGAGAAGACCTCAACAAGTCGCCGACTTTCACACCCCGGACGTTGGTGCCGAACTTGTCTTCAGCGGCGAAGAGTTTCTTCGCCATGGCGTTCAGCTCGGCAAGGGTGTACTCCACTTGGCCGGAAGAGCCGTACTGAAGCACAAGGTTCTGCCTGCCGTTCTTGGTGAGGGATTTGCGGTCCCGGAGAAGTTCTTCGGTGAGGAACTTCTGGACGGGTTCCGTTTCGCGGGATTTGACGGTGCGGCTGTTCGCGGCCTTCCATCGCCGTTCGAACAAGCGAAGCTGCTTGTCATCTTCTGCCATCCGGGTAATCTGCTTTACGGGCATCTACTCGGTCTCCCCGGCATAGAACTTGATCCTCTCCCTGATCCAGACGACCGGGGGGAGCTTTATCGTGCTGCCGGACTCCATGGCCTCGCGCATGTCGTCCAGTCCTGCGGCCACGAGGATGATCCACTTTGTCTCTACCGTCTGGTAGCGGCGGTATGCTATCAACTCCGGCATCAGTATTTCGTCGGGCTGTATCTCGTGCAGGAACCAGTCGTTATCCGCCGTCTGGCCGATGCGGATTTCCCGGTACAGGTCGGAACGAACAAGGTCATCGGGGATGTTGTAGGGGGAGAGGCGGGAAATGGTCATGTGAGTTTGCCTAATGCTTTCTTTAGAGCCTGTTGGTAGGTACGCTCCGGGGCATCTTTGAGCACTTCCGTCCAGCATCTCTCTTCCACTGTCTGCAAACCCTCGCGCAAAAGGATGTCGAAAGTTTTAGGGCGGATCTCCCGGAGCAGGTTGGGGTTGGTTATAAAGAGGCGCATCATCTCAGCAAACCATTCCGCATCATTGGGGGCATAGCTGGTAATCGGCTTTTCTCCGCTTTCCGCCTTTATGCGTTTGCTGAAGTCAGAAAAATAGGTATGTCCCCTTTCTTCCCCCATGAGACAGTCAACATGGTGCCCAATCTCGTGGGCGATGACTCCGAAGGGAGTCCTATCGGCAATGTATCCGGGGTAAGACCATGCCGCCGCCGCAACTCCAACATGAGCCATCTTTTTCACGCAGCCGACAACCTTGCCTTTTCCATCAGGGGTCATGCGGTAGTAGGCGCAGGTCCCGAAGGGCCAATCCTTCTCTTCCTTACGGACAAAATGCGGCACCACTAGGCCGTTGGCGTTGCAGAACTGCTCGGCGCGGGCAATGCCAGTAAACCACATTTCGTCTTTCTTGGGGTAAGTCATAGCATGACCTCATGTTTGCGGCACTCTAACGCTTTTATTTTTGCTTGACAAGACAATTTTAAGCCCTGCCAACGAGTCTTACTGTCACATCCCTATGACAGCCAGGACACTCAAGCAGCTTTGAACCGTGAATGAAGACTGTTACCCATACTGACGCGCAGAACGGGCACCACACTGTTTCGGTTTTCCATGGCATTGCCACGGCCACGCTTTCGGGTGCTCCGTAACTCAATTTTGCCTCCCTATCCTGCCTTGGTTGCCGTTCGCTTGTCCCAAAGGGCCTTCAACCGCTTGTTCTCGTTGTCTACTCGGTCCAAACGGCGCTGCAACCTCACGAGAGGGTTGCGCTCTCCAAAGTAGCAGCATCGGTCAAGGCAAATGATGTTGATGGGGTGATCCTTAGAGCAAGTCGGCATACTACCCCCTGTCGTCTTCTCCAAGATCGGGCGCGGGGGTCGGCTCGAATGCTATCTGTTCCAACTCCCAGTAAGCAGAACATCCTTCGTCGGCAGGCTCGTGAACCGCCTTGAACAGGTAGGTCCCCTCTCCTTTCTCGAAAGTGGTGTATTCGGCGAGATCGGCTTCATCCACTAGCATGGTTTCGATCTCTTCGAGCACATTCGTAGTCGCGTGGCCGTCTACCCCGCAAATAAACGGGGGAGTGCCTGCGCCTATAAAAAACACCTCTACCAGTAAATCCTTTTTTCTGCTTGGGAATTGAGCGCCCGTCATGACATCCCCTCCCTGATCTTCTCCAGTTCCTTTCCTTTCGACACGTTCATATCATGGATCAGCGCCCGCATCTTCAGCGCGGGGTTCGCTATGACGTGCGCCCGCTCGTCGGCCTGGAACATCACGTCAAGGAACCGCTCGGAAAGGGGTTCGTAGAGGGCAGCCACGACGCACAGCAGAACTGCGCGGAAACCACCGTTGAACCGCTTCCAGTCCACCTTATAGACGCTCCGGCCCTTGTCGTCATTCTGCCGGTCAACCATGCCGCCCTCGCTGACGGCGTTAATGTTGAATTGAGCGCAGTCGGAATGGAACACAATGTTGCCGGTGTCGGCAAGCGCAAAGAACCAGTCGAGTGCATCGAAATAGTTGGACCGCCTGGAGCCTTCGTGATCGTCGTTCAACTCCTCAAGGAGGTACTGCGTTGCGTACTGAGATATGTAGTCCGTCTTTTCCTCGACAAGAACGATGTACCCGTCTGCCTTCCTCTCTTCGATCTCCTTAATCAGGGGAGCCTTCCATTTGCCGAAGATGCCGGTCGCTTCAATCTGCTGGACCATCCCGATTACCAAGGTCTCGCCGTTATAGACCGCATGCGCCCGGAACTTCTTGAGGGATGCGAGGCAAACCACAAAAATCTTGACGTTCTCGGCCATCAGCATACCTCCACTGTCTTACTGCCGTCTCCGTGGGTGATGGTGATGGATGCCATGGGGCTGTTGTCCGGCTCCGGGCCGTTATTGTTGGGCTCGATGATCGCCCCGGTCTCCGGGTACTCCCCGTTGCCCAGCGTGTAGGGCTGGGTGTAGTCTTCCATCTCCGGGGTGATTCCCTCGTTAAAGAGCGCCTTGGCCTTCTCTTCCCAGTCCGGGCGCATCCGGTAGAAGGATTGGTTCTCGTGGCGCATCAGGGTGCCGTCCGGGTGCCGGAGCAGGATCATGTCGCTGCCAAAAGCCCCTGCCTGCTTACGGACCTGCACGACGTAGCCGATGTAGAAGCCCCAGCCGCGCTCCCCGCGAAGGTTCCCGGCTTGGATGCTGGTGATGACGTACTCTCCGGGGAGGGGATGACTGCTCAAGGAAACCATTTTGCCGTCGCCCCGCGCCTCTACTATCTCTTTGAACTGAGTCTCTTTATCCATGGCTATTCGCTCCAAACGTTTCTGCACGGCAGGCAGAGATAGGTTGTGACTCCAACTTCTTGGCCGTCGCCCTGGACCCCGCTGGCGGTCTCGGTTGTGATGGTGCTGTCGGATCTGCATTCAGGGCAAATGCCGCCATCCTCAACCCCAAACTCTTCCCTGATCGCTGCCGCTATCCGGGCTTGCATCCCAAGGGGATAATGGCCGTCGTTAAAGGTCGCGGCAATCTCCACGCACCGGACGGCGGTCTTCTCCTGCACGGCATGGCAGTCCTCGTGGAAGTTGATCTGCTGGCAGTCCTTGCACTCCAGTTCACGGGCCTTGGCGAGCGCCACGTCGGAAGCTGCCTCTCTTATGGCATCGCCTACCTGATCCGGGCGCAGCGACTCCTTCAGACGCAGGTTCTCCGCGTAGATGAGGTCAAACTGTTCCTTTTTACTGCGAATCACCTGAAAGGCTTTGTGCAGGGTGTCCTGAGACTGATTCGCCCTTGCCTCAACCCCTCTTATGATGGAGCCTAGCACTGTCCCGGCGCAGTTCAGCAGGGTCTCGTCGGACTCGGGGATTGATACCCCGCAAAGCGTAGCGAGACGGCGCAGGCGCTTGGCGTCAAAGTCATTCTGTGACTCCAACCACGCCACGCGCTCCTTCAGTTTCTCGATCTCCGCGTCGCGGTCGGAGCAGCCGGAGCAGTCCTCTTGCCCGTAGCGATGGAGCTTATAGTCCAGCAACTCCATGGCAAAGTTCCGGGCCATCGCCATCAGGATGCCATTCGCCCTGGCGTGGTCGCTGGGGGCGATACCGTCGTCCCCTTTCACCTGTGCCATCAGCACGCTTTGGGTCCGGTTGAACGATGACGACCTGAAGACGGTCGCTATACGGCCCTCGCTCCAAATGCCTTCTGTGGTGCCCTTCAGCAGGGTCTCCAGTTCTACCGCGCTATACCGTTTCATGATTTTATAACCCCTCCTTGTCTCATCCAAAGCTCGTTGAAGTGCAGAATCATCTGTTCCGGGTCGATCTTCCATTTACGCCAAATGGAACGCCCGTAGTGGTGCCTGATCGGTACATGACACAAGGGGCACAGGGGGAGGGTCCGGGAGTCGTCGCAGAGAGTCGCCTTGCCGCCGTGCCCCACTTCCTGCTCGTGGTGTGCCTCAGACTGCATACCTGAACGACAATCCGGGTTGAGGCATATCTGCGTGCGTATGAAGTCTCTGTAGGACTCAGAACGCCAAGGTTGCTCCTTTGGCTGCGGCCTCAGAACAATACCCTCCCCCACCAATGACGAAATGGGGATGGAATCGGGCAGGCTAGGCTTCCCGCGCTCCGCTTTGCCAGCCGGGAAAAGCCGCTTACACTTTGCTCGGCATCGCCCTGACTCCAGGCGCTCGGCATGCTGCGCCGGGGTTTCTACGGCCCACTGGTCTTTGGTTATTTCTCGCCCGCAAGGGCACACCTTGGCCGCCGCGCTCACTATGCGGCCTCCGCTGCCATGCTCTCCCGCGTCGGGCAAGGCTTACCCTTCAGCTTGTGCTTGCAAGGGACATCCTTTACGCTGAATAGCGGGCACTGGCAACAGTGGACTTCGCCTCTCTCGTTAAACTGGTACGATTCCGCTTTCTCGCTCATGGCCTAACCCTCTCTGTGGCTGGCTGTTGCCAACCGCGTAGCTATCGACTCGATTAATTCCGGGAGAGCTGCCGTTACGGCCTCGGCTATGCGCTCGCGGGGGATGGTACCGTCAAGGGTGAGCAGTTCCGCTTCAAACAGTTCCCATGTGGTGAACCTGTGCCCGTTCCCGCACTCGTGCCGCCGATACCGGCGCGTGGCGTGCTGTCGCGTATTGATGACCTTGGTTGTCGTGCCGCAGTCCGGGCAATTCATTGGGGTTTCACGGTGAAGACGGCCAACTGCTCGCCAATCCTGATTGCTACTGCTGCATGGTCGCCCTTCATCGGAGGGTCGAACCCGACAGTGAACACGGGGGGCTGCACCGGGGCGGTGATCCCGCTCGCGGCCACGTTCGCCATCATCTTGTAGATGTCCTTCATGGTGTCCCATGGGACGTCGATCTTTTCGGTATAGGTAAGGGTCCCGCCGCAGATGGTGCATCCCTGTTCTGGCACCTCGCCCTCAAAGTAGCAGGAAGGGCATGCCGCTTCCCGCTCAACGCTGAATTCACCAATGCAAGCTGCTTTCATGGCTGAGGTGACAAGCGGCTTCCCGTTGCGCGGGTCGGCGGGGATCATCATTACGGTTTTGACGGTTTCCATGTTGGGCTCCTTGCTGCATGTATTTCCTGTTGTCGTTGCCAGTGAACCAGTTCTGGAAGGCGTGGAACAGTACGTGGCGTTCCGCTCCAGGGTGTGCGAAGTTGCCCTTGCCCCCATAGCGCGGGTCCGGGGTGACGACCTCGTAGGTGACGTGCTTCTTGCCCCTGCGGGTGTAGATCGAAAGCAGCTTTCGCTTTGCTCCAGTCTCCGGTTGCTCGTAGACTGCGCCAACTTCAAACTTGACCCGTGGGATTTCCTCGAAAAGTCGCATTATTCCTCATCCCCTCTAAATATCAGCCTGCCGCCGCCGAACACATGAAGATGTTTAGCCTTCGAATAGGGAAGCCAATACGTTTTCAGGCCGCCAGGAAAGATGACTCGCCATTTGCCCCGCTCATCGGAGAGCACGGACAAGAAAGCCCTGATGGTGCGGAGTACGCGGCAGGCAAAACATCTCATCATCAGCAATCCCTCTGGTATTCTCATTCGTCATCCTTACCATACTGACCGACTCCCCGCCCACCGTCTACGGGGTCCATAGTCTCTTTTGGGGCTTTGCGGTCAAGCCATGCGTCAAGGGTCTCGTACTCGTTACCTGCATCGTCATAGCCTTCGCACTGCAAGAATGCCATGCTTTCGGTTCTGAGCTGTTCCAGCGTAATGCCTTTAGACGCTGCATACTCTGAGTTCGTCATCTTCTTGCTCATGGCTACTTCCTCCAGTCTGCCAGCAGGCAGGATGCAATCGGGTTGCTTTTGGCGTCGGTCCCTATTCCGATAGTGAGCGTGTGACCGTTAGAGAACCATGCAAGGAACCCGTGCCGCCCGCTGGTCTCGCGCATGAAGTCGGCATGCCTTGATCCTTCGCAGGAAGCAACGATGCCTTTATGATTGAGCAGGGCGAGGGCTTCTTGCGGGGTGCATTCCACCTTTACGCACTTGTCCACGTACTCGCCGGAAAAGCCTACCTGCATGATGCAGG